ATATAATTGGTATATAAGCTTATATATTTTTAATAAGAGGTATACCATGAATTATCACAAATTACTCGAAGACTGTGACTTTATTAAAGTAAAACAAACAGTCGAAATCCGTCCTCATGACGGAAACAAAGGCTTTTTTGAATATGTAAACCATATTTTTAAAAGCGTAAATAACGGTCATCGTTACGGGCCCGCAGTTAAGACTAACGTATTAACTATGTATAATCGCGGCAATTATATTGCTTGCGAAATGGGCGAACAACGTATCGACATTCGTCGAGATAAAATCGTTATTTATGTTCCTGGTTTAAAAGCTAATAATGAAGAAACATATAGAAAATATGCCGTATGCAACATCGGCGTATTAAACTATATTTACAATTCTAAAAAGTACTAGTTTTTAAATAAATAATCCTAACAGAGATGTTAGGCCTGCATAACAGGATGCAAATCATTGAGAAGATTTAGACATATGCTTTAACTTTGCAGGAAAACTTGTAGCGGAATGTTGCAAGGTATTAAGAGCAATCCTCAGTAGCTAAGAGGGTTGCTCTTTTTTAATTGTAACCGATCATATTTTAAATTAGTCGGTATAGGGCTTAAATTTTATCCCTTTGGAAGTCTGTCGAGATAACTCGACAAACTCCATAAAGTACTGTTAAATATGGCTATAAACAATTGATTTGAGTTTTTAGAGCTATATTTTTTAATATAGTACTAAAATCCTTATTTCACGTAGCAAATAACATATAGTGTTTTAAAGTTGTATTGTTTAAGATAGTATAAAAATCAACATGATTATTGAATAACTTTAGAGCTGTATATTTTTAATATAGTACTAAAATTTGATTCTAACGGTAATAACAAAGTGGAGAGAATAGATGCAAGAAAAAAATATATCATACAGAACTAGAGTATACTATATTGTGCCTAGTCAAGAATTAATAAATGAGGCTCGATTATCTAATAATTTATATAATCAAACTTTGTATATTTTAAAACAAGCTTTTACTAACGAAGAGAAAATTCCTTCTAAGTTTGATCTTATTAATATGCTTCGCCATAAAGAATATGAGTGCGAAGAATACAATAATTTTGGCAAGATGGTTGCCGATAATGCTGAACAAATTATTATTTTAGTAGCTCAAAACTTTAAAGCATTCTTAATGGCATTAAAAGCTTTTAAGAAAAATAAATCTAGCTTTACTGGAGCTCCTAAAATTCCTAATTATAATAAAAAAGAACAAGAATTTATGATTGTTGTTCGAAGTATCTCATGCCCTGTTAAAGATGGTATGATGAGATTTCCTAAAAAATTAAATTTAGATAAAATTTATGTAGGCGATCTCGATATTGCTCATGTCAGGATTTTTCCTGGTAAGAAAAAATATAAAGTTGAAGTCGTATATAAAGTCGAAGCATTACCTAAAAGAAAAAAAGGTAATATTGCTGGTATCGATTTAGGACTCGACAATTTAGCGACAGTCGCTATTAATAAATGTGGTATTCGTCCATTATTAATTAATGGTCGCCCGCTTAAATCTATGAATTTGTATTTTAATAATAAACGAGACAAGGTTCAATCTGAGCTTAAAAAATGTAATGATCGATATATGTCGCATAAGCTTGAAACTTTATATCGTAAACGTAACAATCGTTTTAATACTTACATGCATAAAGCATCTAAAGAAATTATCGATTATTGTTTAGAACATAATGTTAAACAAATTATTATCGGTCATAATAAGCTACAAAAACAAGAATCTAAGTTAAAGAATTTTGTCGCTATTCCGACTTTTAGATTAATAGAATTAATTAAGTATAAAGCAGAATATCAAGGTATCGAAGTTGTTGAAACTGAAGAGTCTTATACAAGTATTACGTCCTACTTGGATAAAGAAGAACCTATTAAAGACAATGCAAATAAAGCTCGTCGTCAGCATCGTGGCTTATTTGTATCGAATAAAGGCAAAAAGATTAATGCTGATGTTAATTCTGCTTATCAAATCATGAAGAAAGTCATTGGCGACAAAGTTATTAAACCTATCGGTAAAGGTGTTGTGTTTATTCCGAGAAAAGTAACGATAGCATAATTTATGTCTAACACTATTAAATGGTTAATGATTGTTAGCCAAGCTATTTCTAATCTCATATTTGGATTTACGACGCCAGTCGTACATGTTTATTTTATGAGATTAGTCGGTCCGAATATATATAGTTTGGCTAATTTTATCGAAGCAGGATTGGCTGCCGTAGCAAATAGCTTATTAAGCAATCAAAAATATCGTCATTATTTTAAACAATTTGCTTTATATTTTTTAGCTTTAGATAGTATACTATATATAATTATAATATTCTTAGGAATAGAATATATTAATGTTCGATTTATCGGACTAGCAATTATTAATAGCCTATTAAATAATATTTGGTTTATTATGTTAAGTGATGTTTTAAATAAAAATATTTCTGGCGACGAATTAACAAACTTTAAAGTTCTTCAACGAAGCTGGATGCTTTGGGGAAGCTTAATAGGATCTGGTATTGGTGTATGGATTAATAATTCTATATCGATAGAATTTGCTTTAATTCTACAAGCTATATCTACGGTATTAATTGCTGTCTGCGATGGTTATTCGTTTAAAAAATTAGAAAGGCGAAATAATGTTTAAATATAAAGTCGGAAATATATTAGATACAGAATGTAAATATATTTTGAATCCAGTAAATTGTGTCGGCACAATGGGTAAAGGTTTAGCATTACAAATTGCTAAAGCATACCCTGAATCTGTTGATCCATATAAAAAAGATTGTCAATATGGTAGTTTAAGTGTTGGTCATTTAACTAGCTTTAATGCTAAAGATGGCAAAATTATTATTAATTTCCCGACAAAAGATCATTGGCGGGACCCTTCTAAATATCGATATATTGAGTCCGGATTAGAAAATTTAGCATTTTATATTGAATTTAGCGGAAACAAAAACTCTCATTTAAGCTTTGCAATTCCACCATTAGGCTGTGGTCTCGGTGGATTAAAATATGATTTTGTTCACGAATTAATTCAAATATATTTAAGTGAATTTAAAACTATGACTTTTGAATTATATGTAACAGAAGAATGGCTTCAAAAAAAGCAAAGTGAGGTGGAAGTATGACACAAGAAATATTGCTTACTATTGGTGCTGTTACTATAGCATTTTTTATAACGATATGTTATATAGTGCGTCAGGTGTTTTTAACACGTCGTATGCGTATTCAATATGAAGGCGGATATAGCGAAGAAGAAATCAAGACGTTTATCCAAGAAGAGTTAAGTTCTGTGAAAGGAAAATCTAAATGAAAATCGAAATTAATGATAACCTTAAATGGTTTTTAGAAAGCTTAGTTAACGAAGGTGTCGATCGATTTTCTATCGACGATTTTGGTGTAGCATTTAAGAAAAATGAGCATTTTCAAAATTTAAATAGAGTTAACTTTTTAACGAGTGAAATATTTAAAGCTTGTCCTAATTTAAAAATGGGCACTGAATACCTTATTAAAGATTTCTTAAATGGCGAAATCAATTTAGAATCATTTGAATTCGGCGATAAAGTAATTGTTACTGCCGGTGGAAAAGAATATGACTGTATTTATTTAAAACCAAAAAGTTCTAATTCTGTTGTTCTTACTAATGAATTAGTTACAGTATCTGTTCCTAATAAATATATTAGAAAGGTTAAATAATGATCAATAAAGACGATTTGGCTAAATTAATCGATCCTAAATCACCTTCTAAAGCTTTAAATTATCTTGAGAAGCATATGACTCAATCTGAGTTTTTAGAATGGTTATTTACTACGATCGAAAAACAAAAAAATAATCCCGATAAGAAAATTTCTGTTCCGATCGATTTGGTCGGCTCGATTTTCTTACAATATATTCAAGAAAACTTTGATTCTCCATATGGTGAGATCAAAGATGAATCACCAAATTTAATTGAATTTTATCCGGCCGATCTTCCGATAGAAGGCAGTAATAAGGCTATTAGTAGCTTCCAATTTAAATACTTTAAAGAAAATTGCCCAGAATATATCTTATATTTATTTAAAGATTTTTGTTCTGGAACAATGCATGAAGAATATTGGTATCGTTCAGCTTTACAGTATTTATTAAAAATTATTGCTCCTGATTGTAAGATCGTCGTGAAAAATTCTCTATACTGTCAGAAAGGAGAAGACCCATTCCAGACTGCATTCTGTACCGATCCAATCGTGAATGTTTCTGAATGGAAATTCCCGGAAGATGAAAATTAAGTATTTTGAAGAAGTATATCATTTAGATTTTTTAACGGATCCAGTATTATCTGGTGATAAACTATGCTCAGAAGGTTTAGATAAAGATGGCAATCGATATCTTATAAACTGGGTGAATAGTGATAATGTTGACTGGGAATGTCCCTGTAACGTGGCGATCATGCCATAAGTGTAATATAATAGTGCTAGCACTATTTTCTCCGTTAAGGACTTAGTGCTAAATTGTTTTAGCAAAAGTTTTTGTTGCCTGACGGTCTTCTTAAAGTAAGGTCCTGCGGTTCAACATATTGAAATTAACCTCCAAATATAATATAATAGTATATATGATTATTATTTATTACGAAAGGAGGTGTATCTCGTGAATAAAAGTTTTAAAGTTCGGATATATCCAAATCAAGAACAACAAAAATTAATTGATAAGACGTTCAACTATACAAGATATTTATACAATTATATGTTAAATTTAAAGCAAAAATTGTATGAATATTTTAATTTAAATCTAACATATAATAATATGTCTAAAGTTCTTACTGAACTTAAAAAACATAAATCCTGGCTTAAAGATGTTGACGCTGTAGCTTTTAAAGAATCAATTAAAGATTTAGATTCTGCATTTCAAAAATTTTTTAATGGAGCAGGATATCCTAATTTTAAATCTAGAAAACGAGATAAACTTTCTTATCGTACAAATAGTTGTTTATATTTAGATCAAAATAATAGAAAAATCAGAATTCCTAAAGTAGGATGGATTAAATTTAGAGATAAAAGTAATTTTAAAGGTTTAACTAAAATTTACAATATTACTATCTCTAAAACTTCTAGCGGAAAATATTTCGCTAGTATTTCAGCCGAAGTCGATATCAAAACTTTATCGAAAACCAAGAAAAATTGTGGTATCGATTTAGGATTAAAAGATTTTTGTATTTTGAATGATGGAACTAAAATTGAAAATTCTAGATTTTTTATAAGATCTCAAAAGAAATTAGCTAAGATGCAACGAAAATTATCTAAAAAAGTTTTCGAGAGCAATAATTATTTTAAATATAAAATTAAGGTAGCTAGATTTCAAGAGCATATTAAGAATCAAAGATTAGATTTCTTACATAAAATCTCTATTAGATTAGTTAAAGAATATGATATTATTTGTACTGAGACTCTTAAAGTTAAAAATATGATTAAAAATCATAAAGTAGCAAAAGCTATTAGTAATGTAAGCTGGTATGAATTTTGTCGACAATTAGAATATAAATGTTTATGGTATGGGAAGCAATTTGTTAAAATTAATGCCTATTTTGCGTCATCTCAAATATGTTCTAATTGCGGATATAAGAATCCTAATATTAAAAATCTTGATATTCGTGAATATGATTGCCCAGTTTGCGGTACTCATCACGATCGAGATATCAATGCAGCTATTAACATCTTAAATGAAGGATTAAGAGTTTTAAATTCCATATAATTTCAATATATTGAACCGTAGGACATACGGAGATAGCCTATTAAATTTACTCAGTCTCTACTCTTAAATTAATAAAATTTATTTTATTAATTTTTGGGCATGCTAAGCGTAAATAGGAACTTCTCTTAATGAGAAGATGTCATTGTGAAAGGAATTCGTATAATGACTGAAGACGAACTCCTTGTGGTATCTGTAGTCCAGATATTAATGTTTGTAGCTGTATTTACTTCAGGTGCATGTATTGCATTAATAATTGCTGGAGTATTCAGTCTTGCTAAAGATGAGCAAGGAAAACACAGAAAAGAAGTGGAGAGCTTGCTAACTTGGTCTATTATATTGTTGGTAGTTAGTCTATTTTTAATCTGGGCACTCCCAGAACCAGCACAGATCATTCTTAGAAATCATCCTTCTCCACCCGGCCCTCGATAATGTATAATATCGTAAAAACAAGTATTTCAAATAGTGGCTTTGTTTGTTTAGGTGAATAACATTCAAGGTTTACTAATTTCATGTCGCCCTACGATTTATTATTTAAATTTTTAAATAATAATAGGAAGACGAAACAGAAGTTAGGAGACTTTTATCATGAATAAATTAAAGTTTTTAGTAGTATCTTTTGCATTAGTATTAGGTTTATTAAGTGTTCCAAATGCTAATGCTATGGAACTTACAGCTTATACTCACACAGGTAGCCCTATGGCTAACGGTGAGTATCCTTACGTCGGTGCCGTTGCGAGCAACGATTTTGCTTTAGGCACAGTACTAAATATCAATGGCTATAATTATGTTGTAGCCGACCGAATGGCTCCTGGTATTCATGGCGTAGTCGATATTTTTGTCGACAGCTATGATGAAGCTATTAAATTCGGTCGCCAATATGGCGAAGTATACGTAGTCGCGTAAAAACTTTTCAGGCCTCTGTGTCCACTTCACCTCACACAACTAAGTGCTAGAAACTTTGTTTTTAGCGGAGAAATTAAATGTTAATATTATATCTGTTCTTGCTATGGATACTGCAAGGATTTATAGATTTTGCGCCGTTTATCGGCGTACTTTGTATATTGTATGCTCTAATAGGTGGTACAATGGAAGAAAAAGATTTATTTAAAGATCGCAATATCTTTGGGTATTTACGATTTTTAAATGTTCATGAAACGTTTTTAAAACGTGAATTTATTGTTGCATTGATTATTACAGCTTTATGCTTAGTTAGTCTAATTATAAGTCATATCGCAAATGATGCAACACATTTTAAATTAGCAGTTAGTTCTGTATCGATGATGCTTGTCTTAATGATTATCAATAGTATTAATTACATCGGCATCTTAATCGAAACTAACAATATTAGAGTTAAAAGCACTCGTGAAAAATACAATTTAATGGCTGCTATGGCATACCCTATTTATGTCGGTATCATTAATATTGTAACAGTTATTTTAGCTGTATTTAGTTGTGCTTTCTATAATTCTAATGTCTATACGGTATCTAATCCGTTACCAATAGTATTTACTCTATTCTTTACTATATTAAGTTTATTAAGTACTGTTACTGGGTTAAGTATCGGTTTTAAACTATATCTAGTAAAACTAATGAAGAAAGGTTAAATAAATGGCAATCTTATGGCGGTCGACGTCTAAATCTAAAACTAATCCTTATAAAGGATATATCCCGATGCCGTCTACTATCGACGAACCTTCTTTTGCCGAAAAATGGAAAAGATGGCGCCAAGGCAATCCGGCTAAATTTTTAAAATATACCGACTTACAAGAATTAGTCTATTACTGTTATCAGAATAATATGATGACTACAGTATCTGATTTAGAATATAAATTTCACGAACACGGTATTACCGATAAAGAGAATGCGATAAAGTATATTAACGAACACAAACAAGAATTTTCTCAGTTCGACGAATATACTGGGCGTCCATCTCGTCGTGAAAATAACAATAGTAATAATAATACTAATAATGACTGCTGTTGTTGCTGTAAGAAAAAACCATGAATTTAAATGATTTATATGATAAAATTTTAACCTCTCATAACATCGTATCTTATATCGAGAATAATACTAATTTAATTAACTTGGTTATTAAATTATACTTGTTAAGTTTTACTAACTATAGTATTATTAATAGGGATCGTTCTCTTAAAGAAAACGAAACCTATAAAGATATCGATGTTGCTCTAAATAATATTATTGCTAAGCGTATTGGCGAAAAAGTTTTCGATAAGGACATTTTAGAGTCTATCGTAAATGATTTCCATAAAAAAATTAAATATATGCAAAGCAAAGGTCACGATATCGAATTGCGTGACACAATGATGGCTCCGGCTATCGAATCTGTTAAGTATTTACCGATCCTAGAAAAGTAGGGTCGGTTTTTTATTTGGAGAAAATATGCAACCTGAACAACGAGAACAATTAATTAATTTGTATTTAAGTGTTCAACACATTGCCAAAGTTTTTAATAGCTTTAAGCCTAATCAACGGCCTAAAGTTGGTGAAGATATTCTAATGGGTAATAATCCGACTCAAAACGTTGTCGATATTATCAAAGAAAATGGTCTTTTAAATAACTATATGGAATTTGAGTTCTTGGCAAAATTGTTCATTCAATGTTATAATAATCCTAGTAAGTTAGAAATCAGCGAAATCGATTTGAATGCTGATTTCGATTTAAATTTAATCGAGGATTATTATAATAAAATTAAATGAAAATTTTAAAGTCAAATCAAATTCTATTATTAGACGATCCCAAAGAATATATCATCGACTTATTCGTTAGATTATGCCAGTTAAATTATTTTACGAAGACTCGAAATCTTGTTGAACATGAACAGATCGAAGTCATGTTAATTTTAGAAGCCATAACGAATACAATAGGTCGACAAGATGCTTTAGTTGATTAAAGTTGATATATATAATTTTATATATATCATATATAGTCCACATATTTAGTAATAAGTATGTGCCGAATGGCAACATTCGGAAATTCATCGAATTGCTGGAAATTCCTAAAGCTTGAATAACTAAAACATGAATTCTCTACGAGAATTAAGCGTGAATGTAGCGAAAGCAGAAAAAATATTCAAGATGAGATATGGTTAAATCCTAAGTCTTATAATAATGGACAATCAGCAGCCAAGCCCGCGAGGGAAGGTTCAACGACTATCCTGAAAAGGAGTAGGGCTCAAGCGAGTGGGTGGAAATCCCTTAAATCGAAGTGGTAAAGGTCCTCAGAAGAGGATTAAGATATAGTCTGTGCCTATATAAAAGTATAGGATGCGCGTAATGGCGCTGGTTAGGAATAGCGATCCTAATTGAACAAGCAACTCTTAAGAGTTAACAGTTTTATATATTGAAATTAAGCGCCTCTTATGGTAATATAATAGTATATCTATTATTATTACGAAAGGAGGTGTGCCTCATGAATAAAAGTTTTGAAGTTAGAATTTATCCTAATTTAATTCAACAAGCTCAAATCAATAAAACATTTGGCTCTGTAAGATATATTTATAATTTTATGCTTAATTTAAAACAAAAATTATATGAATTTTTTAAAATTAATATAACATATAACCATATGTGTAAAATTCTTACAGAATTAAAAAAACGTAATTTGTGGCTTTATGAAGTAGATAATAAATCACTGCAACAATGTCTTAAAGATTTAGATTTTGCATATCAAAGATTTTTTAATGGAGCAGGATATCCTAATTTTAAATCTAAACGAGGTAAAAACTCTTATCGTACAGCAGGATATTTATTATTAGATCAAGAAAACAAAAAAATTAGAATTCCTAAAGTTGGCTGGATTAAATTTAGAGATAAAAGTAATTTTAATGGTTTAACTAAAATTAATAATATTACTATTTCTAAAAGCGCTAGCGGAAAATATTACGCTAGTATTTCAGCCGAAGTCGATATTACAGCTTTTGCGAAAACCAAGAAAAATTGTGGTATTGACTTAGGATTAAAAGATTTTTGTATCTTGAATGACGGAACTAAATTTGCTAATCCAAGATTTTTAGTCAATAACGAAAAACGACTCAGATTATTGCATAAATCTTTAGATCGTAAGATTTATGGCTCTAAGAATTATGAAAAGGCTAGAATAAAATTAGCTAAATTTTATGGATATATAGCTAACTGTCGTAAAGATTATTTACATAAAATTAGTACTCAACTTGTAAAAGAATACGATATTATTTGTACTGAAACTTTACAAGTTAAAGAGATGCTTATGAAAAAAGATAATACTAAAGATATTAGTGATGTTAGTTGGTATGAATTTGTAAGACAATTGGAATATAAATGTTTATGGTATGATAAAACATTATCTAAAATAGACACATATTATCCATCGAGTCAATTATGTTCTAATTGTGGCTATAAAAATCCTGCAATAAAAAATACTAAAATTCGTGAATATGATTGTCCTAAGTGTGGTGTTCATCACGATCGGGATGTTAATGCGGCAATTAATATTCTTAACGAAGGATTAAGACTAATATAATTTCAATATATAGAACCGTGGGACTCACGGGGATAGCCTATTATATCTTAGTGTAAGACATATAAATTGACTTATATTTGTTACATTTTTAACAATTAAGTTATATTTATACGCATCTATTGAGTAGGAACCTCGATGATTTTAGTCATAAGAGGATGTCAGGAGTGCATTGATATTTTTAGAATCTCGTTCAACATGTATAAAGACTTCTATTATTCTTGGGATCTAGTTAAAGATTATTTAAAAAACAGGATATCTTTGAATTAGTGTTGTACATTAAAGAGAACGTCGTAAATCATATTAAGGAATGTATTTCGACTCTCAAAATTAAAGAAACAGATAGTTTAGAAAAAGTTAGAGACATTATTATTGAATGTTTCGACTTTACTTGCGGAGAGAAACGAGAAGAAAAAATATATCTAGCGTTAAATGAAACAGAATTATTTGTCATGGTCGACGAATTAAAAATCTGTTCGATTATTGGTGGCGGTGTTCCGACAACAGTCGTTAGCGACTACGGAATCGAAAGAGTAGATTGGTCTGAAAGTAGATTTATCTATTTAGGTGAATTATTCGAAAATACCTATGTATGCAAAAGTGTCGAAGAATTGTTAATTCACCTTTTTGAAGACTTTACTGCTGTTTTAAGAGTTAATTTCGTTAGGACATTTACACCAGATGAGTAAGGCTGCTAATCAAATTAATAAAGCGTTAGATAATAATGTTGTTGAATTATACGGCATGAGCCAGAGCGGTAAAAGCTCGATCGCTCATGAAATCGCAAAAAAATATCCTGCAACATTGTGGATTGATTCGCTCTTTCAATATAACTTTGATGGCGAATATTATTTAGCCCAAACGTCGTCTTTAGACGATATTGGCGAAATTATGAATGAATTCAACTTATTAGTGATCGACGACTTCTTTTCTTTGAAAGGAAGACCTCGAGATAACATGTACAAAATTCAAGAATTCATTTATAACAATAAAAAGTTGTCTGTATTGATTATCAATCAAGTTCGACATAACTTTAATGAAAATAGTTCAGATAAGTATAAACCTTTTGCCGATTATATTATGCAGAAATATGCCGACCGACGATTTTACGTCGAATTTAAAGACGGTAAAACTGTCGTGACACAAACTAAATAGTATGCTATAATAAGATAATAAAATATATATATTTTTTAAAAGCGAGGTTATATACTTATGATTATCGTAATTTCTGGCCCAAGTGGCTGTGGAAAAAGTACTTTAGCTGGTCTATTCGAAGTAAAAGGTTTCTACCGAATTATTACTTCTACGACAAGATCTCGTCGTTTAAATGATCCAGTCGATCAGTATTTCTTTGTCGACAAAGAAGATTGGTATCCTGAAGACTACATTTGTAAAACGACTATTAATGGTGAAACATATGGTATTAGTAAGGACTACTTGGAAGATTTAAATAAAGATTTAAACTATGTTGTCGTGCTTGATGAAGCCGGCACTAAGGAGCTCAAAGAATTATTCCCAGAATATGTTTATGCATTTTATTTAAATACATTAGAGTCTACATGTCGTGAACGCATGAAAATGCGTGGCGATGCCGACCATAATATCGATGCTCGTACAGAATATGATCGTACTCATAATCGCTACAATTATTTAATTAAAGAAGACGATATTTACGATCAAGCATTCTTCGGCGAAGATGAAACACCGTTGTTAATGCGTCAAATTATGGATTTCTTTAATAATAATCCAGACAACAAAGATAAAATCGATGAAGGTGAACAAATCTTAGAAATGCTTCGTCATAAGAAAAAATAAATTTTAAAGACTCCGTAAGGAGTCTTTTTTATTTAACACAAGGGGGAACTCAATGCGTTCAAATATTATTGAACAAGGTGCTGTTATCTTGTTCGGTGAACGAGAAGATAATATCTCTAAATTTTACACACGCATCAAGGATCTCACTAAACTAGATTGGTCTAAAGAATCATACTCTAGTTTTAGTGCAATGATTGCTCAAGAGAGCTATAAGAAAAATCCTTGGTGTAAAGAATGGAATAATTTAAGTGCTGTTAGTATTGCTAAACTATGGGTGCTAGTTAACCAAGATTATAATAATAATCTAAAGGCAACTATTCGTGCAGCCGGTTTTAGCGATAGCAAGGTACAGCAATTGTTTTTAGACGGTATCGGTATTCTTCGACCAAGAACCAAAAAATTACTTTTGGAATCTGAATTGTTTACTGAATTAGAATTAAAATTAATCGAAGCTTCTGCTAATAAGATTAAGAAAGATTCTGATGCAGCTCGTGCTAAAAAGATTGCTGCCGTTCTTGAAAAACGTAACAGTAAAAAGACTGGTTATCAAGAACAAAAAGAAAAAGCTGCTAAAAAAGTAAAAGAAGTTATTGTTAAACCTAAGCAAGAAGAAGTAGTAAAATATAAAGCTATTATTTTTACAGAAAATATGTCGAAGTTTAAGAAAATCGTATTTGCTGTAAAAACTATTTTAAACGATACTTTTGAGGAGGTAGGCCGTGTCCGTAATTAAAGATTCTGAAGGTGTCCGTGTAGACCTCTTTGATAAACTACTAGAAGATCGTGTATTGTTCATCACCGGTGAAATTAACGATCGATTAGCTAATTTCATTGTTCCAGCAATGTTGTATCTAGCTAATGAAAGTAGTCGTAAACCGATTAAATTATATATTAATAGTCCTGGTGGCAGTATCACGGCCGGTATGGCGATTTACGATACTATGCGTACTATTAGTTGTCCAGTTCATACTGTCGGTATGGGCATGTGTGCTAGTATGGCAAGCTTTTTATTAAGCATGGGCGATAAACGAAGTGTTCTTGAAAACACTGAAGTTATGATCCATCAGCCATTAACTGGTGTACAAGGTCAACAAACCGACATTCAAATTGTCGCTAAACATATTGAGCGCTTACGCGAAAAGTTAGAACGTAAATATGCTGAAAAGTCCAACGGTAAAATTACCTATAAACAAATTCATGAAGCATGTGAACGCGATAATTATCTCGAAGCACAACAAGCACTCGATATGGGTCTTATCGACGAAATCATTAAAGCGAAGGAGGACAAGTAATGAAATGTAGCTATTGCGGTAAAGATATCGACGATCAAAAAAGTCACAATATTACTTTCCAATCTTCCGTTAATAAAAATATCGCTATCTGTCAAGAATGTGTCATGAAAATGGCATCTCAAGTTCAAGACGATGAAGGCGATTTTGATATCGATGACATCTTAGGTTTATCTTTAGGCGACGAAGACGATGAAAAACCTAAGAAGAAAAAATCTTCTAAGATTCAGAAATCCGATATTAAACCTAAAGAAATTAAGGCTTACTTGGACGAAAGTGTAATCAATCAAGATAATGCTAAAAAAATTCTTAGTGTTGCTATTACTAATCATACTAAGCTTCTTGAATATAATGCGTTTAAGAAAAAAGATGTCGGCATCGATGTGGAAAAATCCAATATAATCATGCTTGGTAGTACCGGATCAGGTAAAACCTTTTTGATTAAACAGTTAGCAAAATATCTTGGTCGACCATGCGTTATTGTCGATGCAAGTAGTCTCACCAAATCGGGGTTGACAAACGAGCCCTCTCTGACGAAAATACAAATAAATCAGAGTAATTAAAGTAACCAAAATCGGTGAAGATCCGAAAGGAAAATACCGAGGTAAGCAAAAATTTTAAAAGATTTTTGCCACCGTAACGCATAGGAGTTGAACCTTATTTATTTAAAGTAAGAATAAAATATTCCCACGAGTGGTTACCTTAGTTTGTATATTATTTTACTAAGAAAATCTATGCTGAACTTATAGGAAACTATAAGAGCTATAGGATAAAAAGCCTATAGGGTAACAAATTGTCGTTGGTGAAGACGTTAACAGCATCTTAGCTAAACTATACCGTGAAGCCGGTAACGATGTCGAACGAACTCAACAAGGTATTGTCTATATAGATGAGATCGATAAAATTGCGGCTCGAGATCCTAAAAATGCTGGTTCCCAAGGTAGTGATATCGGTGGTCGTGACGTACAATACGAATTATTAAAACTTGTTGAAGGCGGTAAAGTTGCTATTAAGTCTAACGATCAACAAGGAGGATTTGCTATGTCATCTCCTACTGTTGAAATCGATACTACTAATATTCTATTTATTTGTGGTGGTGCATTTACCGGTATTGAAAAGAAGATTGCGGCAAGGTTAAATAAAGATTTAGATACGGGCCTAGGCTTCTCTAGTGAAGCATCTAAAGACGTATTGGAGGAAAAATCTAAATATAACGACGTAATCGATTATATCTTACCTGAAGATCTCGATAACTTTGGCATTATTCCAGAATTATTGGGTCGATTACCAGTAATTTGTCCGCTTAAAGAATTAAGTGTTGAAGACTTAAAACAAATTTTAACGACTCCGAAACATGCAATCTTTAAGCAAATTAAAGAATTGATCGGTATGTACGATATCGAAATTAATTTCGATGACGATACTATCGATACTATCGCTAAACTTGCGTATGACAGAAAAACAGGTGCTCGCGCACTAAAAAGCGTCGTACAAGGTTTGGTCGACGATAAATTATTCGACATCGACGAGAATACGAAAGAAATTCGTATAACCTCCGAAGATGTTAATAATAAATATTCATATTATTTAAATAAGGAGGCAAAGTAATTGAATTACACTGAAAAAGCATTTGACCATTTATTGGTCATTGCTAAACGTCTATTAGACGAAGATCCTGCCACTTTTAATACAGCATCTAGTAAATTATTACTCGATATGTATAATAGTGGCATTATTTCTTCTCTCGATGCTCATGCTGTAAAACATGAGATCGAAGAAAAGGCTGAAGATGAGGCGAAACCGAAGGAAGAAAAGCCTAAAAAGCGTGGTCGGAAGCCCAAAGCTGAACTGGTCAAGGAAGAAACTGAAAGTGAACCAGTTGTTACTGAAGCTAAAGAACCAGAAGTCGTTGTTGAAGAACCGGCTCCTGCAGAAAAGGTAGAAGAAACCTCTACCGAAGAAATTCTCGACTCTGAAGAAGTTCCAGTGACTGACTTCGACGGTAATCCGATCGAGGATAAATCTCCGATGGAACTTTTAGGTTCTGAAGATGTCGACTATGAAGCCGATAACGGTTTTAAATCTTTTGCTGAAGAAACAGCAGAGCTCGATGCTAAAGGTGAAGCCGATTCTGAAGTTGTCGAAGCTCTTAAATTCGATGAACGTCAGCTCGATTGCTATGTTAGCAAATACAAACGTGAAGATGAAATGACAGAAATGATCGCTAAAGAAATGGCGGCTAAAATTGTCAAAATCAGAACGTTCGTAAAAGAAGATGCTGGAAATCAAAAAGTATTACAAGGATATTTAGACGAAATTCTTGAAGACGAAGATAAAAACCAAGTCTCTTTGTCTAATATCACTCCGTATTATTTAGATTACTTAGCTCACTATTTAGATTTGCGCGAAGAAATTAATCGTTATTCTGACGAACAAATCGTAGAAGCTATGGAGGCATTATCTGGTGGCGTATTGAACGACGTTAAACAATTAAATCGTTACAATATCGAAGCCATTTTATCTGTTCTTAAAGCATAATATAATGCTTAAGATATATATTATTTAAATAATTTTTTAATTATCGAAAGGAAATTTTAATCATGTTAAATCAAGTAATTCTTCAAGGCCGTGTCAATTCTGAAGGTAAAGGTATTTATACTTACAAACCAGGTGAAGGCGAAAAGAGATCTATGTTGCGTTTCTCTTTGTCCTCTCAACGTAATTTTAAATCAAAAGATGCTGAATATCCAGATTGGGACAACATTACTTGCACAGCATTTGGTATGACTGCTGATTTAATTCACAAAAACCAAGGTCAACAAGTTATTGTACAAGGCGCTATCCGTACTGGTTCTTACGAAAAAGAAGACGGTACTAAAGTATATACTACTGACGTAATCGTAGATAGCATGTATTTTGAACATCGTGATGGCTCTGGTGCATCTGAAGCTTCTAACTTCGATAGCTTTGCCGATGCTCCAAAAGCCGATACAAAACCTGTTGTAGATTTATTGGGCTAATCTATGGTATACTGGGTGTGGTGGTGATCGTCGCACCCAGTTTTTCTTTTTAAAAAGAAAGGATACTAATGGATTATTTAGATAATATTGACCAGGGAATTAAAGCCTGGGAAGACGCTATCAAAAAAGAGCAAGAGCTGAAAAGTGACCTCGATAATATCGCGGGTCATGTCGGCGAAGCTTTATCTAAACAAAAATATGGTACACCATATCAAGTCGACTATGATGGACGACTGTTCCAATTCGTATTTAGAATTGGTATTTCTGGTAGACATGGACGTATCGATATGCTAACTACTTCTAATGGTTTAATCGTTAAACCTAGAAAATTTAAAGCAGAGGTAACTTTAAATAAAGATGTTAGCTTACCAGAGTCTATTAATGAAACAGTTCGTGCAGTATTATATCGATACTATGATTTAATTGCAGATGAGGATCACGTATACTAATGGCTGAACAAGAAATTTTAGTACTCGAATATCCGGACAATGTTCGAATGCGAAAAGAAATGTACTTGAATGGCCCAAATCATTGTGCTCACGAAATTATCGACAATGCTGTCGATGAATTCGTTACTGGCTTCGGTAAATGTATAACTGTAGAATACAATCCCGATACGCAAGTAATGATTATCACTGACGAAGGTCGTGGTATCCCGGTAGCGCTTAATGAAAAATATAAAGTTCCTCAAGTGCAGTTGGCTTTAGCGTCCTTGCACGCTGGAAATAAATTTAATTTCGCCAATGGACAGACATCGGCTACTGGTGGATTAAACGGTAAACTTATGCCGTTGTAAAAACTTTTTAATTGCTGGGAACTCCGTTAGGACAATCAGCAGCTAAGTCATATGAAAAGTTCAACGACTATCCCTTTGGCCTTAATGGCAACAGGAGTACGACCAAGCGGTGGGTGAGAATCCCTTAAATGGAAACAAAAGTCTTAGAAGATATAGTCTCGTCTCTATAGCAATATAGAGAAGTTCATAAGAGAACTGGCAAGAATTAGCGAATCTTGTCGAAGGAAACGGTTGGGAGTTCTTGCGTTAATGCAGTCTCCGAATATTTTAATGCTACAGTATGGCGAGACGGATATGAATGGTCTATCGGCTTTAAAAAAGGTATCTTAAGTCAAGAATTAAAGAAAGGACGTAAGTCCAAAAAGACGGGTACCCGTATTGAATATCGATTAGATCCAGAAATATATCCAGATCCTATTAATATCAAAGATCTTGAGAAGAAACTTAAACAATTAAGTTATCTTAACGAAGGTCTTACTATCAAATATAATTTAGGCGACGGGTGGATTAATTTAAAATCTTCGAGTCTTTTAGACTATCTAAAAGATATTACTCCTAAAGAAACTATTGGTAAGCCATTAGAATTTAAAGGAGAAAAAGATAGCACATCGGTTCATGTCGTATTAAATTATTGCGATGGATTATATTCTAATACGATTTTAACGTTTGTAAATAATATCAATACCTTAAACGGCGGCGATCATTTAAATGGGTTTAAGGCTGGTATAGTACAAGCATTAAAAGAGTTAAATATTAAAGATTTAACACAAGACGATGCAATCGAAGGTCTCGTAGCTATCGTAAATATTAAGACAATCGAACCAAAATTCGAAGGTCAAAATAAGCTATATTTACAAATGCCCGAGATTCGAGATCAAGTTAAAGAATTAATCTCCGAGTCTTTCGGAGAAGAGCTTAAAAAGAAAAAAACTTTTGCTAAGCAACTGGCTAGCAAAATTAATCTTAGCATTAAAGCTAGACTCGATGCTAAAAAAGCAAGAGAAAACGCAAGAAAACAGAAAAAAGCATTAAAATCTACTGTCGTAGAAAAACTTAGTGATTGTCATAGTGACGATCCTAAAAAATGTGAATTGTTTATTGTCGAGGGTAAAAGGCAGAGTTGCTCTCGTTAAACCTATCTAATTGCGGGGAAGTTTAAATTAGTGTTGGCAACTAAATTATTATAGTGATATAATAATGGCAAAGCGTAATGGCTTAGGTATAGTAACATCGTCAAAACTATAAATTATCCGCAGCGAAATTACAGAAAGGTTTATTTAAAATGAATAGAATTGTAATTAGTAAAAACAAAAATCATTATACTGTATATTATAATAATAAAACTTTTACTTATTCCATAAATAGATATGGACCTTTTGCACTTAAATTAGCAAAAAAGACATTAAAAGATGGAATAAAATATTATGATTATTATAGATGCTATAAAGATATATGTGTTTTCTTTATTTATACAAGAGCATATGGAGTAAAGAAAATGATTGTCGATAGAAATTCTGTTTCAATTTTAAATAAATCAAAAATATCCGTTTATAAAGATCATCATGCTAAAACATATTATGCGGCAAACAAAAATGACAGAATTCATAGAATAGTGATGTCTTTAAAAAGACACGATGGATTAGTTGTCGACCATATAAATAAAAATGGATTAGACAATAGAATGAAGAATCTAAGAGTTGTTAGTGTTTCTATTAATAATAGAAATACTAATGTTAGAAAAACCAATATTTTTAATTGCCGAGGAATTACAGAAGATCAAGATAGAGTATTTTGTTATTGGTACGATCTTAATAAGAAAAAAATGTCTAAATCTTTTAGCAAAAAGAAATATGGCAGAGAAAAAGCAGTAGAAATGGCGATTCAACTCAGAAAACAAATGGAAAAAGAAAACGGATACCTGTAATGTGTTCAGAGACCATCGAACAGCATATATTAAATATATGAACTAAGTAGAGTAGATTTTTTTAAATCAAAAAGGTAGGACTTGTTTGTACAAGTAAGATATGGTCCAAGCAAAATCATCTCAAGATTCTGCGGGTGGGTCTAGTAAGCAAGCACGTGACCCCGAATATCAAGCAGTGCTTCCTATTTTCGGTAAAGTAATGAATACCGAAAAGAATGGTGGCACTGTTACGTCTGACAAACTGCTCGATCTTGTTAATGCATTAGGTTGCGGTATCGATAAATCATTCAATATCGAAGATCTAAAATATAACAAGATTGTCGTAATGTCAGATGCGGATTAATTTAAAAATATTCTTGTAATATAAATACGAGTCTACTATAATATAATTATAGTTTTGTTTTTTATGAAAGGACATCGTATTTATGAGAATAATATCAAAATTTACAGAAGAAGAAAAACAAAAAATTATCGATCTTTACAAAACAGGAAAAACTCCTAGTCAAATTTGTAAAGAAGTTGATTCGTTAAAGGATAGAAAACCTCAAACATTATATCCTATATTGATTAAAGCTGGTCTTTATCAAAAGAAAGATAAAAATGATTTAAGAAGATTTAAAGTGAACGATCATTATTTTGATGTAATTGATAATGAACATAAAGCTTATTGGTTAGGTTTATTATTAGCAGACGGATTTTTATCTAATAGTGGACATGCTACAGAATCATTTGGTATTTCTTTATCAATTAAAGATAAATATATCTTAGAAGAATTTGTTAAGGATTTAGAATCAACTTATACGGTAAAAGAGTATATCGGTAAAAGTAAATTTGAAAATAGTTGTACAGATTTTGCATATGCAAAACTTCTGATAAAAAGTAAACAAATATTTAATAAATTAATAGAATATGGTTTTACTACAAAAAAATCATATGATGGTGTTGTTCCAGAAGAATATATTCCAGATAATTTAAAAATACATTTTATTAGAGGATATTTTGATGGGAATGGCGGGTTATCTATTGGATCAGGAAGTCATTTATATACTTTAGATTTTACTGGAACAAAAGAAATTATTACTTGGATTTTAAAATATTTCGATAAAGAAAATTTAAAATTACAAGAACGCCATCCAGATAGAGACAATAACAACGTTTCAATTAAAATATCTGGAGATAAACAAATATATTCTATAATGAATAAAATCTATAAAGATGCAACTATTTATTTGACTAGAAAATATGATAGATATTTAAAATTACAAGAAAAATATAATAAAAATTAGTCGTCCTTGCAGGAATGCAAGAGATTACGAGCACCCTAACGCTATCAAAGCGGTGTGTATTAATTAATAATATGCTTACGGTTGGAGTTGAATAAGGCAAAATGCACGAAGGCGCTCCTATAATCAAGAGAACCTGATGGGCCAGGAATGGCCAGCAATGGCAATACCGTGCTAAGTCGATATTTTAATATCGTAAATGTGTAACGACTATAGAGGTGCTATCCAGAACGGATAAAAATATAGTCTAGTCCCAATGAAATATCAGGAAACTGAGGGTACAATCGGACGACGGAGCTCATATCATCTGTCTTTGGGCGACTTTCTTCTATAACCATTATCGAGAATTAATCGAAAATGGTTATATTTACGCAGCTGCTCCCCCTTTATTTAGACTTGTTAAAGGTAATAACCATAAATATATCTATACTAAAGAAGAGCTAGCTAAGTATAAAGAAAAAGACCAATGGCATGTGCAATACATAAAAGGATTAGGGGAGATGAATCCTGATCAATTATGGGAATCAACTTTAGATCCTAAAAAAAGACATTTGTATAAGATTACGATCGAAGACGCTGAAAAATGTGCTAAGATGGTATCAGATATAATGGGTAAAGATTCTGAAGCTAGAAAGAATCTTGTGTTAAATAATTTTGGAGTTGACTAAGTGGGCTTCATTAAACAATTAATTAAAACTATTAAAGATGTTAATAAAGAATATCGGAATGCGGCTGACGAGCAGTATATTCCGTTAATCAGTGAAATTATCGAAAAAGGCGAATTAAAAGAAAATCGTACCGGTATTAATGCTTTTAGCTTACCGCATAAGATGCTTCAATTTGATCTTGAAGATGAATTTCCTTTATTAACGACAAAATTTGTCGGACTTAAAACAGCGATTAAAGAAATGCTGTGGATCTGGCAAGATCAGAGTAATAGTGTTGAACTATTACGCAATAAATATAACGTTACCATTTGGGACGAATGGGAACGCAAAGACGGTACTATCGGTTTCGCTTACGGTTATCAACTAGGAAAAGAATATAAGTATTTCGATGTCTTAGTTAAAAACGTAGCCAAGTTAAAAAAAGAAGGTAAGATTAAAAATTATCGACTCGGTAAAAATGGCGAGATCTATATGAACCAAGTCGATAAGTTAATTTACGATCTTCACTTTAATAAAGATAGTCGTCGTATGGTCGTTAGTCTATGGAACGTCGAAGATTTAAATAATATGGCATTACAGCCTTGTGCATTCCTAACTGAATGGAATGTTACTAACGGTAAGCTTAATTTATTGTTGAATATTCGTAGCTCCGATACATTAGTAGGCTTGCCATATAATATGGCTCAATACGCATTCTTATTGTTACTCATGGCGCAAACCTGTGGTTTAAAACCAGGTTTATTTACGATCATGATTAACGATGCTCACGTTTATGAGAATCATTTGCGTGGTGCATTTATCCAAGTAGGTAATGCTAGTCATTATGCTCCTAAAGTCGAAATTAAATCTCGTGTAAAAAGCTTTTATGACTTTAGAATCGACGATTTAATTCTCGAAGACTATGAACATAGCGGTAAAATTCCTTTCGAGGTAGCTGTATGATCTATATGATCGGATGTATGAATTTATTTCATTACATCGGTAAGAATAATCAGTTACTTTATCATATTCCTAAAGATCTTACATTCTTTAAAAAGAAGACGTTAAATAAAATTATCGTAATGGGCCGAAAAACCTTTGAAAGTTTACCTGGGCTTCTCCCTAATCGAGAGCACTGGGTTATTAGTTCAAGTGGTTTTTCTCATCCCGGAGTACGAACTTTTTCTTCTGTTGAAGAATGTAAAGCAGCTATGCTCGAAGGATACGATTACTATATTATTGGTGGCGGAACAATCTATCGTGAATTTTTAAAATACTGCGACATTGTTTATTTAACTGTTGTCGAAGATTTTAAAGTCGGCGATACGTTGTTCCCGTATAGTAGAATTACTAGAGATTTTTCTCTAGTAAGTGCTAAAGAAGATACCGATGAGAAATCGGGATTTAAATTAGAATTTAGAAAGTATATTAAAAAGTGAATAATTTTCTAAATATAGCCGGAACAATTGATGAGATCGTTGTATCTCATCAAGATGTTCACGGTCAAGATATATATAAAGCTTTCGTTTCGATGAAAGTTAAAAAAAGAAACATTAAGATTCCAGTATACTTTAAAGATAATGTTCGCTTAGTATACAATCTTAAAGATGGTTCTCACATTAATGCATTCGGTGAAATTCGTACAAAGAATATTAAAACAGATACCGGTGTTAAATTAATCGTTTACGGTTATTTAACTCAGGCTAATCAACATGTATCTCAATTTAACGAAACAAAGCTTAAAGGTAAGATCGTTAAAATTAATAAAGTTACGAATAAGAGTGGCCATAATATCTGTAACGATATTATAATGGTTGAACGCAATAACGGCACCGAAAAAGATTTTATCCCGTGTGTCGGTCACAATCTTAATGCAAATATCTTACGCGATATTCCGTTAAAGACTAATGTCGAAATTACAGGTATGTTCGTTAATCGAAAATACTGGGATAAAGTTAACCAATGTGAACGTGAGACATATGAAGTTCTCGTTAAAGATATCAAGGTAATTAGCAATGGAAATTGAAATTGAATTAAGCGACTTGCTCGTTAAGAATTTTAGTAAATATGCTAATCACATTGTATATGAACGAGCAATTCCGTTACTTAACGACGGTTTAAAACCGGTTCAACGACGCGTATTATTGTCGATGAATAATTTAGGTTTAAATAATAATAAACCTTTTAAGAAAGCTGCTAAAGTTATCGGCGATACTGTCGGCCAATATCATCCACATAGTTTAGATGGTCCATATGGCGCTCTTGTTAATATGACAGCAACATTCTCTGCTAGATATCCACTAGGAGAGGGCAATGGTAACTACGGATCAATAGAAGGCGATAGCTGTGCGGCGATGCGCTATGTTGAGAGCAAACTTAGTAAGACTGGAGATCTTCTACTAGGAGACACTAACGAAGCTACGGTTCCATGGATGCCGACTTACGATAACGAAGGATTAGAACCAAAATATTTAGGAGGATTTTTCCCGAATATTTTATGTAACTATACTAATGGTATTGCAGCCGGTGTAAGTTCTATGATCCCATCTCATAATGCGACCGAAGTTATTACGGCTTTAATCAAGACGATCGATCAAGTTAATAAAGGCAAAGATATTAATACTAAATTCTTAATGAAATATATTAAAGGACCAGACTTCCCGACTGAAGGAATTATCATGAATCCTGACGATATTGAATCTGTATATGATAACGGTAAGGGTAAGTTTATTATCCGCGGTCAATATACGATTAAAAACAAAAAAGAATTAGTATTTACGACAATTCCTTATACAACTAATGTCGGTGTCATTATGACGGGCCTTAAGAAATTAAAAGAAGCAAAACTTTGCGGAGAATTTAAAAATTATTCAGCAAAGGGTACTTTAAATATTTCTATTAAGCCAGCACGTGGTCAATCTGTCGATGACTTAATTAAGCAAGTTTTTAAGAAAACGAAGTTGGAAGATAACTTTAACAGTATCTTTACTATTATTTATAATAATAAAGTTATTGAACATATGCCGTTAGTTTCTATTATTAAGAAGCTATTAATTCATTATCATAATATTGTTAAAAATAAATTAACGTTAGAGTTAAATAAAAATAACAAGTTGTTGTTTAGATATAACAATATTAAATTGGCGATCGCTAACAGTGCTAAAATTTTAGAACTAATTAAAACTAGCGACGAACCTAAAAGTGAATTAATGAAGCTTCTTAACATAAGTGAAGAAGCAGCCGATTATATCTTAGGCATGAAAATCAATGACTTCACTAAGCTAAGTCAACGAGATTATGATACCAAGATAGAAGAACTCGAGACTCGCAATAAAGAAATTAAAGGCATTTTAAAAAATAGTACTTCTATATTAGAAGAGGTTAAACGTGAACTCCAAAATGTTCTTAAAAAATATTTTAAGAATGATAAGCGTTTAACGTTAATAGGTGAACCAGATGATAAATCTAAATAAACCTATTATACGTTTTTCTGGCGCCGAAGTATTTCGTGTAGCACAAAATCCAGAAACATATTTAAAAATAGAAGACCGTGTATATTATTTTTACACTAAAGATAACAATTATTTAAATTACGATAAAGAAGTTAACTATCTTATCGTAACAAAGCACGGTTACTATAAATGTGTTCCTGGTGTTATGTTCGATATCACAAGAACAAAGAAAGTAATTAAACTAGAAGAGGGCGATACTATTTGTAGCATTTGCCCTATCTATACTAATTATTTCTATTGTTTAACGACACAAAATCGTATGTTAATTGTCGATATCGGATTTAAAAACGAACATCTTCGAATAACAGAAAAATCATCGGGTAAGGCTAATTTTGTTAAGCTCGAACCTAAAGAAGAAATATATAAAGTCGTTAATAAGTTTAACGAAAATATGTCGGTTAATAGTTTATTATTAATCGATGAATTTAATAACGTTAAACTTGTCGACGACGGCCCTATGCGTAAGCTAGGAAAAGTTCCTAAACCATTAGGTAAGACTAAACTTAAATTTGCATTAGTAATGTCGAATTTAAATAATAATATTTTAGGCGTCGACTACAAGATTACTTTACTTAAATATAAAGATTTCGAATCATACAAAAAAAAGTATAACGGTATGTATAAAATACATCCATTATTTAACGGACTTGAGTATGAAGAATACGAACTCGTGAAAGGTGTAAAATATTGAAACTCGACGCAATTAAACAGAGTTTAGCATCTTATGTCGGTATGTTTTCCGAGGTGTTAGAAGGCGATACGACAGAAAAGAATAAGCAAATTATTCAAGTTTTTTCTGAAGTTATCGAAGAACTTCTTAATGCTGAAGGAACAGAAAAAGACCTTGCAATTGTACCCGTACTTGGTGTATCATTAAGATACTTAGTAGAACGAAATAATCTTTATGAAGAAGCTACTGGCGAAACTAATAAAGATTACATTCAAGCTATAAATCTTTTAGATAATATCATTAAGTCCTTTAAGAACAAGAAGGGAAGTATGAATGGCAAGAAAGAAAGCTGAACAAGTTGTCGAAGTTAGCAATTCTCAAGTCTTAACTGACGTCGAAAGACGTAAGCGATTAGATCTTGTGATGGCTAATTTGGCAAAGAAAAAAAACAACATGGTTGTCGGTCGATTAAGTGATCCTAAAGTTCAAGAGCAACTTAATATTAGATTTATTCCGACACCATCTGTTAACTTTAATGCAGCGACTGGTGGCGGTTTCCCGATCGGCAAGATCACAACTATTGCGGGGGTGGCCGATTCAGGAAAAACCAGTTTAGTTCTCGAAACCATTGGTAAAATGCATCGAGAAAATCCAGAAGGTCATTTTGCCTTATGGATTGAAAGCGAAGCATCTTTAAGCTTAGATTATATGGTTAATCAATTTGGTATCGATCCAGAACGATTTTATTTCATTCAATATGATCGAGATCATACTGCAGAAGACTGTATCGATCAAGCTGAAGCATTAATCCAAACTGGTGCTATAGACTTGTTCTGCATTAATACTCTAAAAGCTTTGGTACCTGAATCTGAAGCAAATAAGAGTCTTAAAGACGTGAGCGTCGCCTCCAAATACGTGCTGGAAGGCATATTGTAGTAATACAGTGTGAAAACCTAGTAAATTGCTGGAAGTTCTTAATAACTAATTAACTACAACATAATTAGAAATAATAAATGTGAATGTTGTCGAAAGATAGAAAAAATAATTAGTTTGTCATATGCTGAAATAAAAGCTAGAAATAGTGCTAAGTGACATAATAATAGATAATCAGCAGCCAATATTCTTAAAAGAATAAGGTTCAGAGACTATCCCATTGGCCAGACGCTAAGATATAAATATGGTAAAAGGAGTAGGACCCTAATCTAGGGTTGGTGAAATCCCATTAAATCCAAAAACTAGGTATCCTATATGTAATAGGATAATGATATAGTCCATGGCAAAAAGCCAGGCACGTATGAACAGTCGAATTATAGCTAAATTTGTTTCACTAATTAGTAAATATCATACGGCTATGATTCTCATCCAACACTTGACTACGAATATCGGTGGTTTTAGTATGTATGGCGATAATCTTGTACTTGCTGGCGGTCTAGCAATTAGAACCGGCAGTATCATGATTATCGAAATGCGTAAAGGCAGTGTTCTCGATACCGACCCTATCGGCAAAGAAGATGGTATTAAGATTAACTGCAAGGTTACTAAAAATCACGCTATTCCAAGTGAATTCCCGTATCGTAAATTTAGTTACTTTGCTATTTTTGGTCAAGGTATTGAACAAATTCTAAGTACGCTAGATGAATTAGTCGATATGGGTATTATTCATAAAGCTGGTGCTTGGATGCAGCAAATTGATTCTGAAACTGGAGAAGTGTTAGATAAATGGAATGGTAAAATGGCGTTCCGTGAAGATATGCTAGCTAATCCAGATAAGTTTAAAAAGTTGCTTAATATGGTTTCTGGTACATTTGAAGATCTTAGCGAAAAAGAAGTCGAAGAAATTCGCGACTCTGAAGCTAAGCTAGAAGAACTAGAAGAAAGTTAATTATGTCTTGTTTATTTGGTGACGATTGGTATTCGTGTCTTAGTATTACCGGTAATAAATGTACCGAGTGTATTAAGCACGATAATGAACTCGCAAAAACTAAAAGAAAACAAGTAAAATTCAAAGCCCGTCCTGATAAAAGGATGGGCTCTGTTTTTGAAATGAAAAATCACAATGCTAATGAAGCATTAATTCACGACGTCGTTAATCGTATGACCCCTAATAGTGGAGCCGGTAAGATTAAAGGCGACCAAGAGATTAAAGGTATCATTAGCGTTAGTGAAGAATTAAAAACTAAAGTAGCCGACAAAGCTCGCGGAAAGAAAACATTCACGATTCATAAGGAATGGTTAGATAAATTAAAACGAGAATCTCAAGATAAAGAGTTCTATTATCTAAAGTTTTGTTTCCATGAAACAGATGACGATGTATTTGTCGTAGTCGATCAAGAGATTATCATGTCAATGGTTAAGACTATGATAGAAGATAGACGAAAGGCTCAAGGAGCCGATCATCTTATTAAGCTTGCTACATTAGAAAAAGATAAGGCAATAGCTGAAAATAATTTATTGAGAGCCGAGATTGCTCTTTTAAAGGAAAAGTTAAATGAGCCTGTTGAAACAATATAGAAAAGATAGCGCTAAAGAATTATATAGTGAATTCTTAGAAGCTTACAATCAATATCCTATTCCTGAAACTATTAAACGTAGAACTATTCCGATTAATTTAAATAAAGAATTCACTTGCGATATTCTCTTTATTAAAGATCCAATGGCAAGCGAATCTGTAGTTCTCGGGAAAGACTCCAAATATTATAATATTTTAAAATATCTTCAATCTAAGAATTTAAAATTAGATTCTAGTATTTGGATTGATTGTATTCCTTATTGTCCAGAAGTTAAAGTCGGTGAAGATATTAAAGTTCGCCCACCTAACACTTCTGAACAAGCTATCGCTAAACAATATCTAAATGCTTTAATTGATAATATGAAACCGAAAATGACTGTTCTTTTCGGCAATATTTCATTAAAGATGTTTAAAGATGGCCCTTCTATTTTAGAAGAGCATGGTAAAAAATTTAATTTACTTGGCAACGATTTTTTCCCGTTATATAGCTTAAATTATTTAGCTACTTTCGACGGAGAAAATAAAAATGCTGTCCAAGCTGAATTATTAAAAGATATCGATGCTTTAATTGATGATATCAAGGAGCATCATCCTGAATTAATCAAAGGGGAAAAGTAATGAGTGAAAAAGGTTTTAACATTTTCGACGATATGGAAGACATTGTCGTTAATGAAAGCGACGATCAAGTTCTAGAATCAAAAGAAGAACCTATTGATCTTCTTGCGGACGATACAATGGAAGAAACAAAAGAAGATTCTCTTGATTTATTAGCAGAAGAAACTCATAAAGAAGAAGCTACTCCTACAGCCGAAGAAAAGGTTGAAGAGAAGGTTGCGTCAGCAACCGACGAAACTATTTCTGATGCTAAAGAAAAACTTGTTGTCGATGAAGTCGAAAAGGAAACTGTATCTTGTGAAAAAACAGATAAATCAAAATCTAAAGGGGATTCTTTTAATAACGTCATCGATTTCTTTGCTAATCCGATTGCTGATCCGGATTGGGAAGATCTTAAGACTGAAATCTTAACTCGTATTGACGGTATTAAAATTAAATCTAACATTCCTCCGAATGTTGTGTTGTTAGTATCATCTGAACTAGATAGCTTACATAGCTATATCCATGATAAGTTCATGGAAACAAAAACAGCATTAGATAATTTAACGAATAAAGAAGACGGCGTTCTTACCGTTATTAAAGCAACTAATGCTAAAGGTTCTAACGAAACAGAACGTAAAGCATCTGGCGTTACTGCCGCTCAAAAATATAAAATCGGTAAAAATACTGTCGATTTATTCCAGTTAATTGCTGAAACTCGTGGTCGTTATAATTTCCTTGACGGCATTCTTAAACAAATTCAATTCAAAAAAGAATTATTAATTACAGTAAGTTCTGCACTTAAAGTATTAAATAAGTAGACAAAATCTATCCTTTCTGTTATAATATCTATATAAAATTAGTATTTAAACAGAAAGGATTTTATTATGATTACATTAAAAGATATTTTCAGAAGTGAAAATGTTAGCTCAGACTTTTTTAAATCTAATCAATATTTAAACCAAGGTGCCAAATATTTAAGTATCGGCGATGTTACCGTATTACTTAATCAATTATTTGACGGTCAATGGTCTTTCGAGATTATTAAAAGCTGGACTGAAGTTTATGAGGCTTACGATAAAGAAAAAGTTCAAGGCAAAGAAAATATTCACGATCAATATTTTTATGTTCAGGGTCGTTTGACTATTAATACTTACGATAAAAATGGTGAACCAATCGTTATCATAAAAGAAGATATTGGCTCTAACTGTCCGCGTAAATCAGATAAAAAAGGTCGTTTCGACTATGCAAGTGGATATAAATCGGCAGTAAGTAGCGCTCTTAAAGGGTGTGCTGCAAATCTCGATATCGACGTTCTTAAACCAGAAGATGTTGAAATGATCAAGAATTTCGTTAACATGAAGAAAATTGTTACCCTTAAAAATAAATTAGGTAAAGCATTTAACGAAAAATTAACTGAATTTACGCAAGTTAAAGGTATTGAACCAAACGACGTATTAACGACAAAATATGCAGGTCTATTCTTAGATTATTTAGGTGAGTGATATGTTGATAACAGATCCTGAAGATAAGTTGTATTTTAAATGTCCTCGTTGTGGAGGACGAACTTTCGAGAAAGTCGAGACATTTGAGTTTCGATATAATGCTAGACAAAAAGAATATTTACAGCTTAAAGATAAAGATATTTTCCGTTGCTTAAATTGTAAGCACGATGTTTATAAAAGTCAGATCCGATAAGGGTCTGGCTTTTTTGTTTTTGGAGGAAGTATGGATATTAATCTATATGATTACCGAATAAACATTAAGACTGCCGGTCCAAGTTTACAAGGTAATCTTAGAAGTGAATTATATTTCGCTGGATGTAAAAAAGCTGAAGAAGGAGATCCATGCCGAGGCTGTTTTAATTATGAATTGTGGCAACGAGAACAAGGTTCTCACGTGTCAATTCAATCTATCGTAGATCGATTAGAAGAAATGTGTAGTGTTAAAAGCGTTACGATAGTTGGAGGAGAACCGACCGATCAATTGGACGGTTTAATCGAGCTATGTAAATTACTTAAAAAATATAATTACCATATTCTCGTAATTAGTTGGCATACATATGAAGATATGTTACGTGACAATAAAGAGAGATATGAGCAATTATTTGATACGATCGATGTACTTGTCGATGGGCAATACGATGAACATCAACGTATTTACGACGACACGCATACTAACGTAATGCGTAGTTTTATCGGTAGTAACAATCAGAAGGTTGTCGATCTCAGTAAATATAGTTTAGATAATAAGACTATTGTGGCTTATAATAATATTAATCAATATGAAGATATGTATATTAAAAAAGACGGGGGCGTTGGATTTCATGGAAGTAATCATTAAGGATACTTATTTTAATAATAAATTTAATTACGAGCAGGAAGAAAAAGCATTTAAACTTTCTTCGGTGTTGACTATTGATAAAGATGATGCTGTTTTTAAAGCTACTGGTGTTGTTAACGAAGAAAATATTGATTTCGAACACCATTTTGATTGGGACGAAGAAATTGAATCTTTACTTAAACAAGCAATCGTTAAGAAAACGTCCTTAGAGAAAATGGACGAATTTAAAGTAATGGTCGATTCTTTATTGGCTCGTAATTTAATGGACCAAGTTTGGAGCAAATGCGACCAAGAATTTACGACAATGTATAAAGAAATGGAAGCTTGGCCTAAAGACTCCATTACAAGAGAAACTAAATTAAAAGTTTCATTAACGGCTTCTGCTGTAATGGATTTTATCGAAAAAATTAATTCAGCATTGCCTGAAGATGAACAAAGAAGTTTAGCAGACTAAAAGGAGACAAGGAAAAGTATGCAATTCAATAAGTTATCTAAATCTGGTATGAAAAGTGGTTATAGTCCACTTATTTGGATCCAAACATTAGAATTAGAACGTGGCGTTTCTTACGTTTTGAATTCTTTAAATGATGCCGGTCAAAATCTTGAAGATTTTTCTTTAGGAGCCGCATTCACTAATTCAGAAATTAAAAAAGTATATATTAGTGCTCAACGTTATCTATACGGTTCTGTAGAACTTAAAAATTTAGATTCGAATAATAAACAGTGTTCCTTCAATTATCTTAAAGATATTAAGAATGAAGTGAATCCTGATCTTAATAAATATGAAAACGTTCTTCTTGAAATCGGCAACGAAGAAAAGAAGAAAAGTCCTCACTTATTTGTAGAACCTATGCCATTAAAGAATCCGATGTACTCTAAAATTCTTTTAGATGTTATGTCCTTTAAGGGTACTGGTGCACCAGTGTTTGTAGTCGCAACATTTGCTCCTCCAGAAGAGCTTGCTGAGTATGCTTATAAAATTTCTTTAGATGCTTTGACTTCTAAAGAAATCGAGCTTTATTTAAATAAATATCGCACTGGCGACAAAAAATTACAATGTGTCGAAGCACTATTAGGTTTGACATATATTCAAATGCTTCAATGTTTAGAATATTGTTCAAAATCTGGTAATATAAGCGTAGCCGATATTCATAAGTTTAAAACTGAAAACTTCGATGGTAGCATGTTAGAAATTTCTCATCCTACAATGTCTTTGAACGATATTGGCGGTTATCATGCTTTTAAAAAATATGTTGCCACATTACCTAAATTCTATACAGACGAAGCAAAACAACTCGGGATTAAGAAACCTAAAGGCTTTATTGCTTTCGGTGTTCCTGGTTGTTCTAAAACTGTATCTGCAAGTATTATTGCGGCTACATTAAAAGTACCGTTAGTAAATATTAATTTAAGTAAAATTATGCAAGGTCTTGTTGGCGCATCTGAAGGCAATATGGAACGAGCATTAAATCAAGTAAGAGAACTTAAACAGTGCGTCGTGCTCCTAGACGAGAGTGAGAAAGTCCTGGGAGGATTTGCCTCTAGTCACCAAAGTGATGCAGGAACTCTTGCTCGTGTAATGAGTCGTTTATTAACATTCTTGCACGAAAATGAAAATAGTTTTACAGTATTTACTAGTAACGATATCACTAAATTGCCACCAGAACTAATGCGTGCTGGTCGTTTGGATACTCAATGGTACTTCTCTGTTCCAAATAGCGAAGAAGCTCAAGAAATCCTATCTATTTATATTAAAAAGTATGGCTTGAAATTCAAGTCTAAAGCAGATTTAGAATATCTCGTTAATGCTATCGATCGTTTTACTGGTGCCGAAATCGAACAAACTGTCATTAATCTTCAACGTGTATTGTTCGTTAATGACCGTAAAGAAGTTACTCAAGGTCTTATCGAAGAAGCAGTAATGACGATTGTTCCTGTCGTTAAAAGTTCTTCTGATTCTATTGCAGCTTTAGAAGAACATGCTCGTAAATTTGCAGTATATGCAAGTGAAAAGAAAGCGAGCTTACTTGAGCCAGTAAAAAAGTCTAGCAAATCTAATTATTTAACTGAATAGAAAGGATTTTTAACTTGGCAATCGTTACTTTTGATCCGAATAGTAATCGACAATTAAGTAATCGTAAGAAAGCAGAATTACTGTTTGAAAAGTTAGATAAAAAAGCGGAAGAACAAATGAAAAAAGAGCTCGATATCTTAATTCGAGACGTTAACATTTGTCTTCAAAATATTTCAGATTTTAAAGTTCTAACTGAACAAACAGTTCCTGTATATAGTACTTTAGTCGATCTATTATCTAGTGTTAATAACATATTTCTTGACACTCCTGGCAATCCGCATTATAATAGTGTTGACAGTGAAAACATTAGAAATACTGTTAAAAAAGAATTCATTAAAAAATATTTTCCGAAAGAATTCGAATTTGTTCGTAAGAATAGTTAAGCAATTACGGCATATCGCCGTTTGCATATAGATATCTATATATTTTTCAAAGGAGGACATAGCTATGTCTCAATATTTAAAACAAAAAGTAGAAACTCTTAAAGATGTTTCCCGTAAAGACTTCATGGATGCAATGATGGACAAAGAATTTAACAAAGACTTCGATATCGATTTTGACGGTAAAACTCTTGATGCTTCCGGTATGATCGTTATTCCTCGTGACCAACGCGAAGTTAATGCTACTGTATCTTTCCATGATCGTAATCACAAAGCACATGTAGGTCTTGTATTCAATGAAGACTTCTCTGTCGAAGTTCGTGGTGATTTCTATGGTTCTGGCACTAATATTAAACAGTTTAGTGAAAAACTTGGTATGATTTATAACTCTTATAAAGTAGTCAAAGCAGCTCGTTCTGCTGGTTATATGGTTAATATCATTGCTCAAAGTAACCAAGAAATTAAATTGGAATGCTTAGCATAATAATTTAAATAATAATAATATGCGGGGACTCGTTCCCCGCTATTTCTATCTTTAGGAGGTTTTCAAATGAAAAAAATCGAAGTTACTATTAAGGCTGACGGCACTGTTGAATATGAAACTCAAGGTTTCGTAGGTCAAGCTTGTCAAGAAGAAATTCAAAAAATTATGTTGAATGGTAAAACTGAAGAAGATTCTAAGAAAAAAGAATTTTATGATGGTGTGCCTGAATTCATCAATAATATTTAATAAATTATAATAGCCGATAGATTAATTTCTATCGGCTTTAATTATTTAGGCATATAGCCTATAATTATAAATAAGATATATACCTAAGTAATTAAAATATTCAGAGAGGAGAAAATATGACTCTATCAAACAATTTAAATATAAATTCTGATCTCTTAAAGGGATTGAACGAACAACAATTGCCAGTTGCAATGAAGTTTAATGGAAAATTTATTGTAAACGCTGGTGCTGGTTCTGGTATTGTACTTTAATTTTTTATATGGTATAATCTTCATAGGAGGTGTTCCTATGAATCAACATACAACAAAAGAATTATATAATCGAATTGAAACTCTTATTCCAGAAATAAAAAAAATGTTAGACAACAAAAAATCTTTGACAGAAATTGCTAAATATTATGATTTTCATAAAGATACTTTGTGTAATTATCTTGATAAAAAGGGAATAAGAAAAAAACGTCAAAAAAAAATATATTTTTCAAATGATATTTTAGAATATGCTTTTAAAGAATGCAAAAAAGGAAGATCTGTTGCTTCAGTTGCTAAGGAATTAAATATTAATGATGAAACTTTAGCAAAAGATTTATTACAAAAATATAGTTATAAATCAGGATCTGATGGGAAAAAATATTGCAATTCAAATTATTTTGAAAAAATAAATACAAAAGAAAAAGCATATTGGTTAGGTTTTTTCAGTGCTGATGGATATGTTAATCAATCAACAAGATCTATTGAATTTTGTTTAAAAGATGAAGATGCTGTACTTTTATTTAAAAAAGCATTAAAATCTCAACACAAAATATCTTGCAAAGATGGAAAATATTATAGAGTATCTATTAAGGACAAAAAAATGTCTGAAGACCTATTATCTTTAAATCTTGACAATAATAAAACATATAATTATTCTATCCCTATAAACAAAATTCCTGAAAAATTAATGTCACATTTTTTAAGAGGATATTTTGATGGAGATGCTTATATAGGAATAAGCAATCAGAATAAATTTGTTATTTCTGTAACAGAAGCGTCTAATAAGGTTATGATTGATATTCAAAAAATATTAAAAAAAGAATTGGATATTGATTTTAATATTAGATATAACAAAAGAAATCTATATGTTTTTTCTATTGCAGGAAAAAAAGCACAAAAAATATTAGAGTATATTTATAAAGGCTCTAATAAAGAAATTCGATTAGAAAGAAAATATAAAAAATATAAAGAATTTTGCCGTCTAAGATCAACTTCTAAACGAAGATCTTAGATTATCAATGGGGAATTAAGCTGGAAGGCTAAGTGCGAAAGCATATGCTAATCAGAGTCCGAAGTTAATAAGTAAAGTTATTAACAGGCGCAACGCGTAGAAACTGAACCTTTATTTTAAATAAAGAATATAATGTTTCCAAGAGGCCCCATCACTTGTTTAGACTTTGCCCTTACGGGAGAGATGAAAAGGTACGCTAAGCTGGAATAGAAATGACTATTCGATGAAAATGAGCGAAAGCTCCAGAGGTTAGGATAAAAAGCCTAACATTAATAACTATCTGAAAACTAGCACTATTGTTACTCGTACAGCATATATGATCGAACAAGGTATTAATCCTGGTTCTATTCTTATGTTTACTTTTACTCGTAAAGCAGCTATGGAAATGAAAGAGCGTATGATTGCTAAAATTGGACCGCAAGCAAAAGCGGTTACAATTTGTACGTATCATGCTTTCAGTTCTATGTTGCTTCGTCGTTTTGCTCATCTAGTTGGCTACGATAAAAACTTCACTATCGCAGATAGCGACGATACAGAAAAAATTATTAAAGATTTTTGCGGTAAAAATTCTAAATTATACGATATCGCAAAAACTCAAATTCCTGATTGGAAAACTCATGGTATTACAGTCGATGTTGCTCGTAACGATAAAACAATTCAAAACGATCATTTTACTGTATTTTTAGTTTACGAAAAATACCAACAAAAACTTCGTAACGATAATATGATGGACTTTGGCGATTTAGCTAACTATGGTCTAGAACTAATTAGCAAATATAGCGAAGTGCAAGAATATGTTTGGAATAAATATACATATGTTATAGCTGACGAATTTCAAGATAGTTCCCGTAAAGATTGGGAATACATCAATTGGATTATTCGTGGCAATGGTAATTTATGCGCTGTAATGGATAATAATCAAAGTATTTATGCATTTCGTGGCGCCGATATTGATTTCATTTGCCAATCTTTAATTAATGATGGTTTCGAACAATATGTTTTAGAACAAAACTATCGTTCTACGTCCACTATCGTGGAAGCTAGTAATGCCGTTGTCGATAATAATCCTAAAATTATCGATAAAAAAGCTTTCTCTGAACAAGAGAAAGGTGCTCCTGTATTCATTAAAGAAGTTAAATCTGATAAAGATGAAGCTAACTATATTGTTCGCGGTATTAAATCTTTGTTGCGTAACGGTTTCGAATATAAAGATATTGCTATCTTAGCTCGTACTAAGAAACAATTTGATTTAGTCGAAAAAGCTTTCTTACGTAATGCTATCCCTTACGATCTTATTTCTGGTGTACAATTCTGTACTCGTAAAGAAGTTAAAGATTTATTATGTGTATTAAGATTATTATTAAACGAATGTGATGAAGAAGCATTAGAGCGTATTATCAATATTCCTAAAGCCGGTATCGGTGAAGCTACTTTTAATAAATTAATGGTAGGGGAATCTAATAATGTGTTAAATAAAGCTAATTCTAATCTTAACGATATTAAAGGCAAAGCATATACTGGCGTAAAAACATTTTTATCTAAATGGAACGAGCTTAAAACTTATGCCGAAGAAAATGTATTGCCAGGCCTTATTATTCGTAAATACTTAGAATTATTCAATTATCAAGAGTCTCATGTTCAACCAGTATATGGTAACACTATGGAACGTATGGTTAACGTTCGCGAATTAATTCGTGTAGCCGACGCTTTCGAAACAATCCCGGAAGTTCTTGAAGCTACTATGTCTACTAGTCTCGACGTCGAAATCGACGAAGAGAAAAATGCAGTAAGCATGATGACTATTCATGCTTCTAAAGGTTTGGAATTCGAAGCTGTATTTATTATCGGCGGCAATGAAAGTCTATTTCCTCATATGTTCTCTTACGATGAACCACACGGTATCGAAGAAGAACGTCGTTTATGGTATGTAGCTATGACTCGTGCTAAAGAAATGTTGATGATTAGCTATTTTAATTATTGCGTAATTGGTGGCGTGCCTAAACGTATGCAACCAAGCCGCTTCGTTAAAGAAATTCCGTCTGAATATAAAGTATTTAAATCTTATAACAGTGAAACTCCTAAAGTCGAAAAAGTAAATGAATTGAACGATGTATTCTAATTCCTTGGTAATATAAATAGTGCCTAACAAAAGTTTATGTTTTATTTAAATAAGGATTAGAATTATGTTTACTTTTGCTTCTTTTGTAGCATGGATTAAAGAGCATAAAAAACTTGTATTTGCGTGTTTGGCGGCGATAGCCGTTTTTATTGCTATCCTTACATGGGGAGTAAGTCTTAAACAGAAATACGATCAATTACAAGAAAAATATTATGACGATAAATATCATGTTACAACGTATAGCTTAGAAGATCAGGCAAAGCTAACAGGCGGCGCCAAATTAAAGTTTGAGAACGAACGAAGAGATTTAATCTCGCAACGTAGTACTCCTGTTGTACAAGAAATCGTTCGTACTCAATATATTCAAGGAGAACAGCCAGTAACTGTCGTAAGAGAAGTTCAACATGTTGCTCGCGGTGGACGTTCAGATTATATTTCTCAAGATACTCAAAATAAGATTCAAGAAAAATCTGACGAAACTAAAATTATCGAAGAAGAAAAATCTGTCGACGTTTATAAGATCAACCATGAAAAGAACTTAAAAATTAAAGTCGGTGCAACATATCTCGACAATAAAGCTTATGTGAACTATGGCGTTCAATATAAACGTGTCGAAGGTATCGTGCATACTAAAGATATGAATCCTGCTCACATCGATGGTGGTACTATCATGTGGACAGCTTATCAACGATAATGTGTGATATTATTAATCCTGGTCTTGTTCTGAATGAATATATAAAATCGTGTGGATATAATATAAAAGATTTCTCTAAGCTATTAAATATCAGTCCGTTTGAATTAAAAAGAATTTGTAACGGCAAAAAAGATATGCCATTTTGTATGTTAACTAAATTAAGTTTACTTACTAAGGTACCATACCGAGAATGGCATGATATATTTTGGGAGTATAAAGCCTATAAGTATTCTCAATTGATTTTAGATAAATTCCCAGTGAGTTTTAAAAATAGTATCAACAAATTAGTAGGTTACGATTAAGACGGCCCCTTGTGGGTCGTCTTTTTTTATTGGAAAAATATATAATGGAAATTTTTTACGATCATAAATTAAGAAAAAAACGTATAAAAGAATTCGAATATCTAGCCGATAAATATAAAAATAGCTGTGATCTTGAAATTATGATCGGCGAAACTAAAAAAGATTCTGTATACGGAGAATCTATTTTCTTCGAGAATGGTCCAGCTATTATTAATATTAATTTTGATGCTGGCGAAATCGAAGATACTTTTATTCATGAGTTAGCTCATTGTATTATGAGAGAAAGAACTCATAATTTAAGCTGGCGAAGAAAATATAGAGAATTAAAGAAAGGATTTTTAAATGAATAATGTTGAAACGTTTGTTTTTTGTTTTTTATCTATTATTCTAATCGGTACTATCTTTTCTCTTTTTTACGCTTTAACATATAGATCTGAAGAAAAAGTATTTAAATATTTAAGACACATTTCTCTTTGCATATCGATAGTGTCATTTGGCTTTTGCATTATTATAGCTATTATATTTTTAATTGCATTAATGACAAAAATAACAATTACATTATTAGGATATTAAAAAGGAGGTTAAATAATGGCATTTATTGACTATGGCTGTTACATTTGGAAAAATGATGAACTGTTATTACCAAGAGATCAGTATGATAAAGCTAAAAAATATCTTGATTCTTTAAAAGAAAAAGAATATTCTGTAGAAGATTTAGATAAAGATGCTAGACTTATCGATGGACATGGAGCCGTCTTTGGAAAAAACTTTGTTTTATCTGCCTTAAAAGATGATTGTTGCTTTATAACGTTAATCGATCATCAAAATAAAAAGCTGATACCCAATCGCTTAGATGGTTTACTTAATCGAGATTGTGGAATCATATGGTTAAAATATCGAGATAAAAAAGAATACACTATTGAATATGAGAATGAAGATATTCATCTTATTATGACGACAGAAACTCCTGGCATTAAAAATTACGATGGACGATTATGTAAATATATCATTACTGATAAAGAAACTAATAATGAATATATTATTATAATCGGAGCTGAATATGGAACAAATGCTAGTAGTCTAGAAGATATTGATGGCGCTTATACATATCCAGATGGTGAACCAGTCGAATGTGAAATTTTACAAAAAGAAAAGTTTTATAATGACTTTTTAGAAGTATTTAAAACTTTAGACAATAAATATGAAAGAGAAAAATTCTTATGGGAATCTTGGACGTGGCCATCTCCATATTTTAAAGCTTCTCGTTATTTAGAGATTAGCGATTATAATTTTGGTCGTATTAGAAGTCGACAAAAAGCTTTAAGATTACAAGGAAATATTCGTCCATTCATGAAATATGGTCTTGTCCCTATTAAATTTAAATATCGAGGGAGATTAAGATAATGTTGACTAAAGAAAAATATTTAGAAATTATCGGAGATATTGCTGCTAATATGTTAGATTGGTTAGATGAAGAGCATAAAAAAGATTATTATGCTAAAATTCATGATCCTGCCTATTTCCATATTCGAAATAAATTAGACATAATCCTTGGCATAGCAACGGATGCCTATGATGAGTTCGATTATAATAATATGTTAAATATGGAAAAGAAGTCTAATGGAAAAGTTAAATAATGTATCAATAATTAGAAAAACTGTCGGCCAAGAAATTTCTTTCTACTATATGGTAAAAGAATGTGGAATGACTCGTTATCTAAAAGTATCTTGGTCTGATTTGACTAATTTAGACGATAAGAAAATTAAAGAACTTAATAAAGCAATTAAACATAGTATTACTTATAAATATATTCGAGGCATTACGCCAAAAGAATATTATGACGGGGTTAAAGAATGTTTAGATTAACGCCATTACAGGTTAGTGACGATCTTAAAAACGAAAATTGTATTATTGTTGATGGCTTTTATGTTTACAAAGATAAGATAGTACAATTTACTCGTCATTTTGGTTATACTGTTAATAAAGGAACATATGACCAAAGGCGAGGTTATATCGTAATGAGAAACTCAGATAATAAGCGTTTTGCTGTGTCTCATTTAAAAGCAAAAGCCTTTTTAGCTGAAGGAAGACCAATCCATTCTATCAGCTTTAAAGATGGAGATAATAAAAATACTGATTTAGATAATCTTATTGTGAAGTATAAAAAAGAATCTAGGCATTGTAAAGATTGTGGCACTTTGCTTGGGCCTAATAGCAAAGGCAATGTTTGTTTAAAATGTAAACAAAAATTATCAGAACAAGATATTTGCTCAAAACAAGAACTTAAAGAAAGAAAAGACCGAATGAAATATGTCGATTTAAATTCTTTAGATCCTGTTCGAAAAAAAAGAGCAGAACTCTATTTGGAAGGACATACTTTAGAATATATTGCTAATCAATACGGAGTATCGAGACAAGCAATTTCTTATAATTTACAACAAATTATTAAGTCTGGCTCTAAAAAAAATAATATTAAAGCAGAACTTAATATGTATCAATTAGAAAATGAAAGACTCAAAAAAGAAATTGCCAGTCTTTCCGAGCTTGTTAATAAATACATTAAAAATAACGAAGATATTCAATCTAAGGTCGACACTTTAATCTCTTTAGCAAAAGATCTCAATCAAGAGAATGTTCGATTAAAGAATTTTGTTAAGAAACATAATAAAAAATTGACAATGACTAATTTTTAATGTATATTAAATGTATACTATTTTTGTTTTTAATGGAGGAAATCCACATGACTAAAAAAGAAATTACAGCAGTACTTGTCGAAAAAGAATTAGTAGCTACTAAAGTAGCTGCAGAAGCTATTGTGTCTGAAGTATTTGCTACGATCGTTAACGAAGTAGCAAAAGGTGAAAAAGTAGCTATCTCTGGTTTCGGTTCTTTCGAACGTGGTGAACGCGCAGCTCGTGAAGGCCATAATCCTGCAACCGGTGAAAAAATTCACATTGCAGCAACTAAAACATTTAAATTTAAAGCATCTAAAACTGCTAAAGACGCAGTTAATGCGTAATCAATTAATTAGCGGTATTCTATTAAGGATGCCGCTTATTTTTTAATAGGGAGATTTTAATGGCAAATGAATCAAGCTTCTATGGCGATATTACTTTTTATCACAAAGGCTTAGAAGATACTCCTGAAAATCGAGAAAAATTTAAAAAAATTATCGAAGAATTCTGCGAAGTATATCCTGGATATTACGGTAATACTGATTTAGGATCTAGCGATATTGAAATCGATGAAGATTTTGATTATGTCCATTCAGAACCTTTAAGTTTTTCTTCAATTGGTAGATGGTCATATGAAAATAGCTTTAAATGGATACTAAGCTTTAGTCAAAAAGATATCCAAGACGCTAGTGCCAAAATGCCGATTACTTTCGATAACATTAATGATTATGTCGGTTTTGGCGCCATTGTCGAGGGTCGTGATTTCGAATCTGGCTGTGAATATCTAGCCGATTTTAAAGGACAAATCGAAATCACAGGCATCGAAGAAGTAAACAACGAGATCAAAACAGTATCGACGATTATCAATAGCGAAGAAACTGTATTAGAGTATACAGCTGAAAATATCAATAATCATGAAGACAGTTTTGATTATTTCGATTTTAGAACACGATATGGTTTAGAAATGTTATTTGAATATATTCAAGAAAATGATGATATTATATGGTCATTAATTGAAAAGTATGCACCTAATCTCGTTGATGTTCTTGAAAATACTGATGGCGATAAGTTAACAAAAGTTTTTGAGATTATGATAGAAGTCTTTAAAAAAGCAAATATTACTGGAACATATTATGTTGAAGACTTTCAGTTAGAAGAATTCAAAAAGAATAGAATCTTATATTCATGGATATCAGATAAAGATTTCGAAATTGTTTTTAGCGATATCGATAATAAGATAAAGGAAATAATGGGTTAAATAAATGTTAGAAGATATTTTAAGAGGATTAGAAAACTGTCAAACAATATTAGCGTTTAAAGATGAAGATTTATCTAAAAAGTTTTTTAATTTAACAAATAGCGATAAAAAATCTGATCTAGTATTGTTTGATAAAGATTATATTTATTCTTATTCTGGTCAAGAAAATGTAGGATTATTTGCAAATATATATATTTTTAAAGATCAGAAACAAAATAAAGAAATTATGTTTTTTGTAAGAAAATATGGTAACGTAATCATTATTAGTTTTAATACTTATGATGGCAATATTGTTGGATTATTAGGTCAATATAAAGAATACTTCTCTAAAGAACATTACAAGAGCAGTTTTTTATTATAAGTTTTAAATAAAAGAGGCAAAATGGTTATTAAAGCAATTTATAATTATGCTCATGCCATGACTGTATTACAAAAATGGCTTAAAGATGACGCTCAAGAAAATAATAGTTTTGAATATACCCTTAACGATAAACGTTATACTGTTGGTTTATCAAGTATAGTCTATTTATCTAAAAGAAGTAACATTCTTAATTTTTATATTAAAAACAATGAAGACGATATTAAAGTTACTGAAGAGGCTTCTTTGAATTTAATTAATAAAGATTTCGAAAATAAAGTTGAAATTTCTTTTAATACAGAAACGCCTTATGAATTAGATTGCATAAATCATATCTTTACTTTATTGTCTACAGATATTATGAATATGTCTGATGCATGGTAACTATTATGTTTGAATATAATAAAGAAAAGTATAGCTATAAGAATATTATCGATAAATTAATATTCGACAATTCTAGTTATATTTGGAAAACAACTTTATTAGGTTTTGGTGACGCAGAATTCTATCCCAATCGTATTGAAGAATATGGCCGAGAAATTGCTTGTTATGGTAAAGGCATTCGCCCTGGTCAATTAATAAGAACTGATAGTATTTATTTATCAGAACAATCTGCTATTCAACATGAAATAGATGTATTGATAGATAAATTACCAACAGAAAAAGATAAAGATGATTTATATATTTTGTTAAATAGAAAAGAGGAATTAATTTTATGAAAACAACAAACAAAAAAATGATGGTATTATTAGCAGCTATGGCTACTATTTCTAGTTCTGCATTTGCAGCTGGTGTAAATAATACCGTAACTGGTGATTTTGGTTCTGAAGCCTTCGGTAAAGACAATAAAGTAACAGCAACATCTGCTTTTACTGTTGGTTTTAAAAATGAAGTATCTGGTGCAAATAGTATTGTATATGGGCAAGAGAATAAAGCAACTGGCGCCAATAGTATTGCTGGCGGTGAAAAATCTGAAGCAAAAGGTTATGGAAGTGTAGCTATTGGCTCTTCTGCACAAGCATTATCTGATTACACATTTGCTATTGGTTCTCAGGCACGAACTAATGGAGCTAACACTGTTGCTGTTGGTAATGGGGCATATGCTAGTAATACCAACGCACTTGCTGTAGGTTATGGTACTGCCGCAAGTGGTAAAGATTCTCTTGCATTTGGTTCATTTGTTAAATCTAATTCTGATAACAATGTGGCTATTGGTACTTCCGTTACTACTAATAGTAATGATAGTGTTGGTATTGGTACTGCCGTTACTACTAAATCTAATAATAGTGTTGGTATTGGTAACAATGTTGTTAATAACCTTAGCAATAGTATTGGTATCGGTAACGGAGTTGCTACTGACTTTAATACTATTGGTATCGGTAATGGTGTTGAAACTAAGGTTCAAGACACTATTGCTATTGGTAACGGAGTAATTTCTAAAGGTGAATCTTCAGTAGCTATTGGTAATGCTATCCATGCAGATGGCGTTAGAACTGTAAATATTGGTACAAATGTATCAGCCACAGGGGTTTCGTCTGTAGTTATTGGTCGTGATACAACTGTAAATGGCGATGATACTACAGTAGTAGGAGCAAACAATGGTACTATTGACGCTGCCCAATCTGCAGTTTATGGTTATAATAATAAAGTACTAAATAGTTCTAAAGAGCAGTTGATTTTTGGTTCTAATTCTAAAACTGGAGCACAAGGCGCTGTAGCTTTTGGTACACATGCTAGTTCTACAGCTATTGATGCATTAGCATTTGGTAATAACACTATTGCCGATGTACAGAATGGTGTTGCTATTGGCACAAATTCTGTTACTGAAAGTCCTGTTGGTACAACTAATATCAAAGATAATACAACAGATATCCGTTTCAGTAATTCTACTTATGCAGGTTCTACACCAGACTCTGTTGTAAGCTTTGGTACTAATGGTCGTGCCGGTGCTGGTGGAGTAACTAGTTATACACGTCAGTTACAAAACGTAGCAGCAGGTCGTGTATCTGCTACATCCACAGATGCTATCAATGGTAGCCAACTATATGACGTAGCATTAGAAGCTCAAAAACACAACACAGTTGTTGATGGTACTAATACTACTGTAACTTCCGAAGATAACAACTTTGGCCGTAAGGAATATAAAGTGAACGTAAACAAAGATTTAGTAGATATGAATTCTGCTAGCTTTGGTAAAGTGACTGATGATGTGCATTCCTACATTGGAAAGGATAAAGTTCACTTCTTCGATGGTACTACAAGTACAAATACTAAAGTAGATGCTAATGGTATGAAGTTGGAAAACACTGACAACTTAGATGCTGCAGAATATACTATGGATGGTATGACTGCTAACTCTAATGGCAAATCCATTTCCTTTACTACTAATGGTATTAGCGCTGGTGGTCAAATTATCAATAATGTAAAAGCTGGTGTTGCTGATACAGATGCTGTAAACTATAAACAATTAAAAGACAGCATTTCTACTGAATCCGTTATCACTGATAACCAAGTTGACAATATTGCTAGTGTTAGAGTTACTAATGGTAAATCCACTGGTGATGCTAATGCGCAATATGGTATCTATGTAAGCAAAAATACTGTAACAGATATTGCTAAAGCTGCTAATAAATTTGAAGGTGATTCTGTAATCAAAGTAGAAACAACTACTGGTGCTAATCATACAGCAGACACTACAACATTCAAATTTGATGGTAACGAAGCTGCTAAAGTATTACCTGTATCCTATAAAGCAAATGGTGGTACTACAAATAAAGTAATGGCAGACAAAGGTTTAAACTTTGTTAATGGTAACCATATCAATGCATCCGTTGGTGCTGATGGTTTAGTACGTTTCGATCTAGATCAAAACATTCCTAACCAAATCAACTCCAATGCTAACGCAATCAATGGTCTTTCCGATAAAGTTGCTAAAAACCACAAAATCTCCGAACGTGGTATTGCAGGTACTGCTGCATTAGCTGCATTACATCCATTGGACTTCGATCCTGATCATAAACTAGATGTAATGGCTGGTTATGGTCATTTCCATGGTTCCAACTCTGTAGCATTGGGTGCTGCTTATCGTCCTAACGAAGACTTAATGTTCACAGTTGGTTCTACTGTTGGTAATGGTGATACAGTTGTTAATGCTGGTGTATCCTATAAAGTGGGTGCTAAATCTGGCGTTTCCCGTTCTAAAGTAGCTGTAGCAAAAGATGTTGCAGATATGAAACGTGAAATGGAAGCAATGAAAGCGCAAAATGCAAAAATTACTGCGATCCTAAATGCAGTGCTTGGTGCTGATTTACCACAAGATCAAAATACAGTATTCCCAGATGTTCCAGAAAACCATTGGGCATTTGAAGCTGTAGATGATTTGGCTAAACGTGGTTTGATCATTGGTTATGAAGATGGTATGTTCAAGGGTGATCGTGTATTGACACGCTATGAATTTGCTGAAGTAGTACATCGTGCAATCCAACGTGCTAAAGAAATCAACGCTCCTATCGATGGTCGTTTGGTTGATGAATTTAAACCAGAACTTCTTCGTTTCGAAGTTGAACAAAATGGCAAACTAGAAAGAGTTCATGCATTGAAATCTAATAAAGATATCAAACGTGACTCCTATGGTAGCATTGTAAAATAATCTAAATAAAATTTCAGGTATGGGAGAAATCCCATACCTGATTATTTTTTTAAAAGGAGAAGTATTATGAGTATGACAAGATTGGAAGAAATGAAGTTTATTAATTCTTATATGGAAATCATTAATTACAACATCAGAGCCATATCTGATATTATTGTAACTCAATCTATTAAACTTGATATGGAATTACCATATAGAAATAGATATCCAGAATTTGACGTTAGTTTTGGTTTAAGCAAAGACTTATATTTTACTGCTGATGAAGATAGCGAATCTACTAAAGAAAAAGAGTCTGAGGATTGCTTTAGACCAGTTAATGCTATCTATATAAAGATGAACGTAACTGGTGCTACTATTTATTTAAAAGATCGTAAATTAAATCTTCTTGAAGAAACTATAAATATTGGAAATACAGAAGTATTAGATGACTTTGGCAGATTTTTATATTTATCAGTGAATACTTGGAAACATAAAGTGTGTAAATTAAATAAGCTTAAAGCACAAGACTATGATCATATTTATGGATTACTTAATATGAATATGGAAAGTATTCATATTGCTCTTGATATGATACAAAAGCTTTTAAAAAATAAAGAATAATTTGTTTTAAAATGGGGGTATAATATTATGATAGCAGAAGATTTTGAATTTGTTCAACAAAGTGAAACTGAATACATCGAAGTCCTATATATGTGGAATATAGGAGGTATCGAAGTTAAAGGTTATAATATCAATGACAAAATTGTTGAAGTATATTTCGAGTATGATGGGGTAAAATTTTTAATAAGATCCCAAAAAAGACCTACATATAGTGAACGATTTTTAGATGTTATTAGAGCTTTATTGATTGGTAATTATTCCAATGATATGGCTACAGTTATTAAAGTAGCTAAGAAGGTTAATAAACCAATTCTGATTACATCTGGTATTTATAAAAACAGTCGTGAATTTACAGTTCGATTAAAGTTCCCAGTAGAAAATGGGTATAGTATCTTATTCATGGAATTTGATAAAGTAGATCTAGATACATTATATGGTGTACGTTTTAGCTATGTAATCAAAGATGAAAATGCTAGAATTAAGCACGGTAATACAGATGCTACTAGAAAAGTTTTCTCTTATATGAATGATTTAATGTTTAATTAAGGAGTAGATTGATTATGTTGTATAGTGATATTAAAAAACGTCTTCCAGAACTTTGCAAAGAATTAGTTCTTATGATTCCTAAAGATATTGAATACTCATATCATGAAGATTATGAAGGAAATGTTTCTGTCAAAATTGTAAAAGATGAGGATAGAATCAATCTAGAAATTAATGATATTAAATTCAGTATTGGCCCTTCATATTTTGCAGAAAGATATTATCTGAATTGTGAAAAATATGAAGACGCTTTTTCTAGAAATCCAGAACCTATTATTCTTTTATCAAAACTATTTACAAATTTAGCATGTGAATCAGATAAAGAATTTAATAAGATCATAGGAGAAGGAGATCAAGAATCTGATAAAGGTATGATTAGATTCCAAATCATGAAAATTGCTAAAGGCTTTAATGATCTTCATGGATGGTTCTCTAATCCAGCTTATCTTAAAGAAGAAATCGAAGAAGCAGAAGAACGAGCATACTATGCTGAACAACGTAAAAGAGACGAAGATTCTTTCTGGGAAGAAATGGCTGCAGTTGGAGTGACTCCAGAAGATGTATATGATTAACATTTTATATGAAGTCTTATCGGGATATTATTAATAATATCCTGATGGACTTTTAAATAATGAGAAATTTAATAAAACTCATTATTTTTTCTTCTAATTATGGCTTATGAGGTGAGATTATAATGCTCAAAAAACAGTATTTCGACACAAACACTAATACGGTTAGTACCACTAGTATAACTGCAGCAGAATTGCTTGTAGAGGTAGAAGATAGACTTAAGAAGTATGAAACTTTAGTATTTAATAAAGAGATATTAATCCATGCCTTAACATTGGCATCTATTTTTCCTAAAGACTGTAAATCCCATTTTAATGATCCTCATTATTTTATTTCGTTGGCTGAATATACTGATCATGATGTAGATCTTATGATTTCACTAGTATCTGAAAAATATGGAATTAGATATAATGATCTAAAAGAATTATATGATTATATTATCAACAGATATACTATCAAATATTATGATGGTGGTGTAAGAAAGAAAGAATTCCAACTACCTACATATGTGAGAGTTATGTGTGATATCAACAAAGGTTTGCAAGTTAAAGAAATTATTGGTAATAGAGCTAAATGATATAGTAGTTGTATACTATAATAATGGAAGCTATAATAACAAAATAGTATTCTTTGATTAAAATTGAAAGGAGAATGGAATGAAGATTCCAAATAATTCTAATCTCTCCAAAGAGATGACAGCTAATATCAAGGACTACTCTAAAAAGATCAAGAGTCTTGAATCCTTTGCTAAATCCGTTCGAAAGAACCCAGGTCAATATTTATCCTCAACTGGTAATGAAGGTCAATTGAATGCTATTCGAGAAGTATTTCAAAATGCTACAGATGAATTGAATAGACTAGTATCTCCATGTGATAAAGTATGGATTGAGTTCTGGGAAGGTTCTTTTAGAACTGTAGTAATCGATAATGGTCGTGGTATTCCAGCAGAAGATATTGTTCGTGTATTTAGTAGGGAACATACTTCTACAAACTATGAAAAGCATAAAGGTGAATATCCATCTGGTCTTCATGGTGTAGGGTCTAAATGTACCAATGCTGTATCTTCTAGATTCACTGTTACAACTTATCGATTAGGCAAAGCTTACCAAATTGAATTCTCTGAAGGTGAACCTTTAAAGAAATATGGAACTGGTAAGAAAGGTCCTGATGGTAAAGAAATCTTTATGCCTAAAGAAATCAAATATCCAGCTGGTGCTCAAGGTACTGTAGTAGATTTTGAACCAGACTTTTCTATCATGGGTGAGATCACATTACGACATAAAGACATTTATCGTTTAGTGTCTAATATTGTACCACTATTAAAACCTGGTGCTGAGGTATTCTATACTGCACATCTTTTAGATGGTACTACTTTTACTGATCACTTAGTAAATAAAGATGGTGTTCTTACATATCTTATCAATAAAACTGATAAGCCTATGATTAAACCAATCATCTATACTCACGATACTGGTGAGATGAAAGTGGAAGTTGCTATGACTTATGTAGCTAATGTAAATGCTGGCCCAGATGTAATGACATTTGCAAATACTTCTCCAGTAAATACTCAATTATCCACTCCATCTATTGGTTATTTTAAAGGTGTATGCGATTTCTTTAAAGGTTATATGAATAAGATCTTCTTAGCAAATAATAAGAAGAAATTAGAAGTAACCAACTCTGATGTGTTGACTGGTTTAGTTGGTATCGTAGCAGCAGCTCATATGGACGTTATGTTTGATGGCCAAGCAAAGAATGTTTGTAAAACTCAAGAACTAACACCATTTGTTAGAGAAGTAACTATTGATGCATTAAAAGATTGGTCTAAGAAGAATCCAGATGATTTGCAAAAGCTTTGTAACTTCTTAAAAGATGTAGCAACAGCTCGTACCAAAGCAGATAAAGAAAAGATTAATATCTCCAAGAAGTATAAGACTAATACAATCTCTGGTACTCCAAAAGGATTTATCAAAGCAGAAAAGAAAGATCATTTAGAGTTATTCATTGTAGAAGGTTTATCAGCTGCTTCTCCATGTCAAACTTCTCGTAATGAGTATCAAGCTATCTTCCCAATTCGTGGTAAAATGCCTAATGCATTCTCTAAGTCTAGAGAAGAGTTCTTGAAGAATGAAGAAGTTCAAGCTATCTTAGCAATCATTGGTTGTGGATATGGTAAGAACTTTGATATCTCTAATTGTAAATATGATAAGATCATTATTCTAGCCGATGCCGATTATGATGGTTTCCATATTAGAACATTGATCTTGAAATTCTTATTAACTTACTGCCGTCCTTTAATTGAAGAGGGAAGAGTATATGCAGTATTATCTCCATTATATCATGTAGATAAAGGTACTAAGAAATGGAAGTATTTCATTGATAAAGATGACTTCACTCAATATGTGAGGGATGAGTTCGTAAAAGCAAATAAAGTTGTACATCAAAAGACGAAGAAAGAATTCACTAAGTCTGAAATCTCTTCACTTATTATCAATAATAACAACTATGATTTCTATATGGAACGCATTGCCAATAACTATATGATTGATCCTATCTTATTAGAAGATTTATTACTATTAAGAAACGAAGCATTCAATAAATTCAATGATTTTAAGAAATTGATTAGTAAGAAATATAAGTATCTCAAAATAGAAAGAAAAGGAGATGCTGTATTGCTTAATGGCTTGGTAAATGGTATTAATGGTGATAGAGAACACACAATCATCTTTAATGAACAATTGATCAATGCATGCTCTGTCTTATTAGGTTATTTGGATAAATCTGAAAAGAGATATCTTTTAAATGGTCATAAAATTGGTTTATATCAATTGATCAGTACTTTCAGAAAATCTGAGCCTAAGAATATTGAACGTGCAAAAGGTTTGGGTTCCTTGAATGATATTGAAATCGGCGTATCCACATTGAATCCTCAGAATAGAAAATTGTTGAGATATACAACTGAAGATATTACTAGAGAAATCGAAGAAATGAGAAAGGTTAATGATGATAAATTCACATTAATCAAAGATGTCGATATCTCCCAATATGAATTCTAATTGGGTCTTATCAAGATAAAGATAATAGAGTGCTCATTACGGGCACTCTATTTTTTTACTGCTTAAGGAGGAAGTGTAGTGTTTACAACTTTTCAATATAAAGATATTGATAAATATATAGAAGAAGATTTTAAGAATACCACAGGCAATTTTGATTACATCAGATCATATGCAGATGGTGTAAGAATATCGTATTCTAAAAAAGAAAATCTAACAACTTATAATGGATACAATGAGTATAGAATTAAAGATGAAAATGGTGAGCCATTAGCTTTATTCCATTTTAATAATGACTTAACGGAAGTATTAGATATGGATACTTTGAAGAGTCTAGAACATGTATGCTTTGCAGATAATAGAAAGTCTGCTAATACAGTCACAGTATTTCATCATACAGATTTGGATGGAGAATCTGCAGCATCTTTAATTTGTCAATTGTTACAATTTCAAACTCAAAGAAGTATGAAGTTTGTAGGATATAATTATTCTGGGAATGCTATTTCTAATGAAATAGAAGAAATGCTTAATAATCCTGCTATAGAATCAAGAACAAATATTGCTTTTATTGTAGATTTGTCTCTTAAGAATGATCAATTAGAAGAGATCCTAAAATATTACGACAAAGTAATTTGGATCGATCATCATATTACTTCTTTATATCAAAACCCTATAGCTCTTTGTAATGAGCATAATAATTTTACCTATATTTTAGATACTAGACAATGTGGTTGTTGGCTAACTTATGCTTGGTTGTATAATTGCATCGAAGCTATTAACTCAGCATCTTTATCTGATAAGATTATCGAAGGTTTGAATTTGGATCCATTCAGAGATAATAGTGCTGGTGAGGAAATTATCAAAGTATATAAATCTAAAGCTCCATTAGTTGGATTGATTTCTTTATTTGATTTAAAACAAGATGTAGAATTTCCTATTAGTTATAAACCAGCAGCATGGTTAAATCAATGGTATAACAAGATTGGAACTCTTGCCCCATATTGTAATACTTGGCAAAACTTATGGAGAGGTAATTACTTCTATGAAGAAGATGGTAAAGAACAATATCTTACTCCAGATATTAAAGATATACTTTATCATGGTCATAAACTATATACAATCTTCCAAGAAGAAATGCAAGCTCTTAGAGAAGCAGACCCTGTTTACGAATATCATGTATTCAATGAAGAAGATCATTTAGTGTTCCATTGTATTAATGGATTTGGTTTCTCTCAAAGATTTGAAGATAATAGAGAAGATATCAAAATTATCGGTAGATTTGTAGATAATAGAAATAGATTCTCTTTCTCATTCTACACAGATAATGAAGAGATAAAAGAACTTATTCCACTAGGTAAGATTGCAAACAAATACTTTACTGGTGGTGGTCATCCAGGTGCTGCTGGTGGTAGTTATCCTTCTAAAGAAATAGAATCAGCATTTGAAAAGATTATGAATAGAGAATTCTTAGGTAAAGATTTAGAAGTTATCATTCAATTTAAGAATATCACATTCGCTGGTACTGAGGTGGATGAATTAGAAACATTGATTGGTAATACTTCATACACTGGATCTTTTGATGATGTAAGATTTGATGAGGTAATTGATATTTACTTCAGATTATTTGTTGCTATTATTTCTTATGAGTATAAATTAGCTAAATCTAAAAAATAACACAAGAGGAGACCCCTAGAGCCTTAGCGCTCTAGGGGTAATTTTTCGAACGTGTGTGTTATGTAAATAAA